AAGCTCGCGGACATTATCGACAAGCGATGCCTTGAATGTACCGCTTGCTCGCTGGCCGTCGTCGCCCGGCTGATAGGCGCGGAGCCGTTCAATCATGTGGCTTACAGCATCCATGATCCTGGTTTGCGTGTCCTTCATCGCGCCGTCTAGCGCCTGCCGATTAGCTGCCTCGATATCGCGGCGAATATCGCCGGCTTGATCCGCGTCAAGCTCGACTCGGAAATCAGCGGCGTCTGGGATGGGCAGGATACGGACGTCGAACGCAAAGGCGTCCTCAAGGTCGCTCGCGGGCGGATAATCGGCCTCGTCAAAAAGGTCGCCAAGCGAGCGCCGCGCGGCTTGAACATGCGCGGTATAGGCGCCCTGAAAATCGCGTACTGCATCCTCGAATGCGGTCTTTGCCTTGTGAACGGCCTTGCAATACGTGTCGTATGCCTTGGCCGGCAGGATACGGGCGCCGTTGTCGAGCCAAGGAAGCGTATGCTTGTAGTGCGCGGCGCGCGCGTCGCCAGCGGCAGCGGCGATTGACTTCACGGCTGTCTTGTCCACGAGCGCTTTGGTGAAACGTCCCGAGTCGCTGTTGGCGTGGTTTGTCTCCAGCGTTTCGGCCGTCGCGCGTTTGTCGAGCTTGCGCGCCTGCCACTGGCGGATGGTGAGGCTCGAAAGCATCGCGCGGGATGCGAGCAAGCCGTTTGTCTGTACTGTGGTTTGCATGTTCATTGTCGATCCCCAGAGTTAGAGGCTAATCGCCTCGGACCGCGCCGCCCCGAGTGGAGCGGCGCGCGCCGAGTAGATCAGAGGCTAATCGCCTCAAGATATGTCAGCCCCGCCGCCGCCAGCGCGAGGCTAACGACGACGATCCAGCCGATGGCGTCGACGCGCGCGGCTAGCTGCGAGCGGCGGCGGGCGCGGGTGTAGGCAATCCAGCTATCGAGGCTATTGAAGTGGTGTCTATCGATCATGAGACTCCCCTGTGGTTATGCCGATAAGGTTGCGAGCTTCGCCCGCAGTTTCACCAATCGCGCGGCGCTCATTGCGTCATGCGGATGATGTTTAAGGTGGCCCTCTATCGCCGCGATCACGCGGGCGACTGTTGCGCGTTGCTTCGGCGCGCAGACGTTCTGCTTGACGCGATCGCCAGTGAGTCCGCCGCGCCATGCCCTCGGGTGAATGCTGAGACTGTCCATTTCTCCTCCTAGATTGCGATGTTGAACGGCGCGATTGAGTAGACGTCGCAGTTATCGACGCGCCGGCCGCGCCATAGCCGGATGGTTAAGCCGCGCCCCGCGATTGGAGCGACGGCGAAGCGAGCGAAAGCTAGGGCGGCGGCGCCGTCCGTGAAAGTGACGGGCCGATAACCTGGGATCGAAAGGCGATAGACGGGCATTGACAATCCTTTGTCCGCTAGTTAGGCGCAATTCGCCCGGCGCTATCTAAGGCATATAAATACGCTGCTTGCAATGATTAAATGCTGTTGACAGGTGAAAAATAACTGGACTGTCCTAACAATCGGGTGTAGGGAAATGGCGGGCGAATTGCGCCTTTTGCACTAATCACGGGGACTCTCATGCACATAATCCAAGCGAAACAATGCCTTAAGGCCTATATACAGGCCGGCATTCCGACATTTTTGGAAGGACCGCCCGGTGTCGGCAAGTCGGATATTACCTATCAGGTGTCCGACGAGCTAAGCGCCTATCTTGTCGAGGAGCGGGCGTCGACTCTTGAGTCTATCGACATGCGCGGGCTTCCGTTCGTTTACAACATCGGGAATCTCGCGAGCGCCCTCGCTGGCGCGCATGCGGATAAGGTGCAATCGATCCTCGATCAGATGGAAGTCTATGCCGGCCCAACTGTCCAATGGGCTAAGCCGCATTGGCTGGACGAATTGGAGCGCGCGCCGGCTGAACAGCTTAAAATTCTCTTCCTCGATGAGCTAGTGCAAGCAAGTCTCGCTGTTCAAGTCGCCTGTTTTCAGTTGGTATGGAATGGCCGAATCGGCCCTCACAAGCTCCCGCCTCATACCATCGTCGTTGCGGCTGGCAATCGCCAGGCTGACCGCGCCGGCGCCAATCGCATGCCAACGGCCCTCGCCAACCGATTCGGGCATATCGATGTCGAGGTGGATTCCGACACGTGGCAAAAATGGGCCAACGTCAACGGGATCGAGCCGCTGTTGTGTGCGTTTTTGAAGTTCAGGCCGGCCTCGCTTCATCGCATGCCGGAAGGCAATGTCAAAGCATTCCCCTCACCGCGCTCCTGGGTGCAAGTGGCGAAGATTCTCCATGCGGCGGATGACATCAGGCCGAAGCTAATCGAAGGGCTTGTCGGCGAAGGCGATGCAGCCGAGTTGGAGAAGTTCATTCAAATGTACAAACATCTCCCCTCCTTCGCCGAGATTATCGCTAGGCCTCAGACGGTTGCAGTCCCGACTCAACCGGACATTCAACACGCTGTGGCGTCGATGCTCTCGCGCAAGGCGGATCGGACGAATTTTGATGCAATCTGTGTCTATGCCGGCAGATTGCCGAAGGAATTCGAAGTGAGTCTCGTGAGCGAGGCGGTTCAACGCGACGCGGGCTTGAAAACGACGAAGGGCTTTATCGCTTGGGCATCCCGCAATTCCGACATTACAATCTAAGGAGGGGACGAAATGACGCCCCTACAGGCTAAAGCCGCTGAGCGCATACGGATCGCCCGTATGCGCGTCATGCTCAAAAATGGATTCTTCGGCGCGCCTCTTATGCAGATGGGCATGCGCGCCGAGGACTCGATTCCAACGATGGGAGTCGACGGCCGACATCTCTACTACAACGCCAAATGGGTGCTCGATCTCAAGGGCGATGAACTGCAGGGCGTTCTCGTACATGAGGTGCTGCATATCTGCTATCTGCACCATACGCGCCGAGGGGACCGCGATCCAGAGCTATGGAATGTCAGCGGGGATGCGGTCATTAACCTGGATGTTAAAGCCGCCGGCTTCCAGCTACCTCCCGGCGTTAACACCCCAGGCGGGATGATCCAAATACCGGATGCAGCCGGCAAGTCTTGTGAGCAAGTATACAACATGCTCAAGAAGCAAGGCTTCAAACCGGCGCCCGGTCCTGATCCTGGCGGATGCGGCGGCGTCATGGATGCAGCCAAGCCCCATCAGGTGGTAGCGCTCGGCGAAGCGGAGCGACAGGCGCAACAAATGATCCGGGGCGCGATGGCTGTTGCGCGCGGGCGCAACGCGGGCAATATTCCATCGGCGCTCGTGCGGATGATGGCCGAACTGGATAAGCCTAAAACGAGTTGGGGCGATACGTTCCGAGCTTGGGCGGATGAGGGCCGCAGCTATGATACCGATTGGTGTCGGCCATCGCGGCGCGATCTCGGGAATGGATTTATCCTGCCGTCAACCGTCTCGATTGCGCCGGCTCATATCGTGGCCTGGGTTGATACGTCTGGCTCCATGTCGCAAGAGGCTCTGAGCGCGATCATGGCGGAGCTTCAGGGGATGCTTGACGAGCACGTGTGCGACAAGCTCACCATTGGTTATTGCGACACGCGCGTTCAGGGTACGGAGGAGTGTGAGCCGGGCGACATTATCAAATCGGTTCCGCGCCCTGGCGGCGGTACCGATTTCGCGCCAGCAATGGAGTGGACTCGCCAGAACGTGGAGCGGCCATCGGGTGTCGTGTACCTCACCGATCTGGAATGCCACTCGTTCGGCTTTTCGCCTGGGTGTCCCGTTTTGTGGGTGCGGTATGGCTCCTATGGCAATAATCCGCCGTACGGCCGTGTTCTCGAAATCGATCCAAGCGCATGAGCGAGAAAGTCACTCTTACGCCAGAACAAGCGGCAGGATTGCCGACCGGTGTCCAGTGGGAACTCGTGCGCCTCGTGACTGGCAGCGTTGGCGCGCTGGACGCAGTGAACTTTGGCGCCGGTCGCGCGTTCCCGCTGTATTGGAGCCTTGTACGCAAGTGCTGGTGCTCGGTAGAACCGGACTTGCCACCGTCAATGGCAGTCTGGGATGCCATAGATGAGCTACGGGCGACTGAGGCACGCCGATGAGCAAAGCGCCCAAGCCTCGCAAGCGGCGGTTCGAGCACGTCAAGGCAGGGGATGTGCTGGTTACCGCGCCGTCTGAGCGATACGGTGTCAGGGGTACGTATTTCGTTGTCGTACTGCTGCGCCAAGTCGATGCGGTATACTGTCAGACATGCGATGAGGACGGCAGCCATGCGCGCGGCCCGAAATGGGGTAGTTCCGTTTTGAGATTGGCTCAACAAGGATTCCAGTACGTTTCCGTCTGGCGGGCTCTCGCGCACCAGGAGCAAGTCGCATCTGTCACGCATGACGCGGATGCGCTGTATGAGGCTATCGAGGCTCTTCGCGAGCGGGAGGCGCGCCGATGAAGGAGGCGTATGTGATTCTGAACGGGGAGCAATTGCTGAAGTTGCCGGGGGGCACTGGCGCGTATCACCACGCGTGGCTAGACCCGAACGGCTATATCGTTGCCGAGTCGCTCATGGGCGGTCCTAAACTATTCTGGGCGCCGATATCGCGGGAATGGTGGGAGTACCGCGAAGCGCAGCCGCCCGACGTCTGCGATATGATCGAGGCGATTGAGGAATTAAGAGCTTCGGAGGCAGGACGATGGGGCAAGGGCCAATAGACGCGGGCGATCTGCATCGGCGCGCCCTGCGGGTTCTTGCGGGCGAGAAGATCGATTACTGGGCTCCGCAGCGCGAACTTCCTAGGGATACTCCTTTTGAACTCGCCAATTGGCAGAGGGTGCAATTCACTGGCGCGCTCGTGGCGATAGACGCAACTGGCTATTACGCGCCTGTCGTGAAGATTAAGAGCCAATGGCATAGGCTATATACCTTTGGCGAGGATTGGGGCAATCGATTGGAAAATGCACCATCGGCGCCCGATAGCATTGCAATGTGGGATGCTATCGACGCGCTCCGAGCCTCGGAGGCCGGGCGATGAAAGTTCCGAGCGAATTGACGATAGAGAGAACCGCCGCGGGCTTGCCTTCTGGCATATGGGAGTACCATCGCGAGAGTTTTGGACTCGTCGCGGAAGATCATTCCGGCGTTCATGCGCCGTACTGTTGGAATGTCTACGATGGAGAATGGCGCGTCTTGCTAGGCCGCGCGCACGAGCGTCACGGGCCGCACATTGAAGATGCAATCGAGGAATTGCGCGCCAGCGAGGCAAGGCGATGAAGTTCAACGATCTGACGAGCGATCAGCGCTATTTGCTGTTGCGGGTGAGCAGCGGGCCATGGGAGTTTCATCTCGACGTCAATGGCTATCTCGTGGCGACTCATCGCTTCTTGAAGTGGTGTCGATACTGGAGTCCGCTGCGATCAATGTGGCTACCGCTATCGTTAGTGCCGCTCGAAGCGGCAGCGATCTGGGATGCGATCGAAGAGCTTCGCGCCTCAGAGCGGCGGAACACGAGCTAGTGATTTGATTTAATTGATGTTTCAGTCTCTAATGCTGCGTCGCGCTCTTCATCCATCGTTGATGTCGCCAGCCAGCGGTCATTGGCAAGTCTCGCGACAATCCAATGCGCCAGGCGAGCAACCGACGTCGGCGCTCTCACCGCGTCGAACATGTCGGTTATCGGAGCGTGCTCGCCACTTGCCAGCACCACGACTCGCCGGATCAGATCGACGCTCGAAACCTCGTCTCGTCGTGCTCTAATCTGCCGGTCCATATATGACGCCTGACGGGTCCGCCCGAAACGGTCCAGATGGTTGCGGCGGCGCCGGCCATTGCGGAGGCAACGGATAACCGCCTGCTGGCATGTGATCGCTCGGCGTCAAGAACTCGACGCGCTTGACAGTCATGCCGTCCTCGAAAAACTCAATTGCGCGCACGAGAGGGCAACGGCCCTGATGCGGGAGATTGCCGCACCCGGCAATGAGGCGGTTCAACTGCGGATGAAGTCATCTAAGTACCTGTTTCTCTTAGGTATTGGAACCTTGAGAGTGCTGGAGCCAAGGCATAGCACGACATCCCAGGCCGAAGCCTAGTTGTCGCTATGCCTTGGCGATCGATTTGGCTGGAACCCCGAGCCGCGCCGTCGCTTTCGGCCCATCGATGCGAAACCGCCGCTTGATGGTTGCTGGCTACTTGCGGAGCGCTGTTGCTCCGGCGGCCCGCCCTTCCAGCTTTCGCACTAGGCGTTGACTTTGGCCGCATCCCGCAATAGTCACTCGATATATCGGAACGTTGCTGTTTGCCCGTTCATTCCGATCGAGCGCCCGGTTGAGACGAATCAACGCGGGCGCACTCTTTTACAGCAAGCGGTTAGAGGCTTCAAAGTCACGCTTCCGCCGCCGGTTTAAGCCCTCTCCAGCGCTATCAATTCCACCCTATCCCTAGCCATCTCGCCTAACTGCAATTGACGCCAGCGGCCACGGCATTGAAGATAGCGGGCCATCTAGCGCGAACTCGACCTTGCCTAGACATTCCCCTGCTTGGCGCGCCGGAACCAACAACCTACAATCATCCCCATGCAAGGAAAGAAAAAAAAGCCAGGTGCTTTCGAGCCGCTGACCCCGCAAGAAACGGCCTTCGCCTTGGCTGTCTGCGACGGCGCAAAGCTTGGCCAAGCTGCAAAACTCGCCGGATACTCCTCCGAGCGTAATCAGGCTTGGCAGCGTCGACACAAGCCGCATATCGCTGCGTTCATCGAAAAGACGCTGCAGGAACGTGTACAGGCTAGCACGCGCACTTTCGCGAAACGGCTGGCAGCGAAGGGCGATCTACAGGCTCGCACCCTCAAAGAGCTTGAATTACTGGCGTTTTCAGACGTGCGCCAGTTTGTGCATTGGAAACGCGAGCCAGCGGTGAATGCGCATGGCGAAGTCACAGGCATCGAAACAGACGTGCAATTGCGCGACTCTGCGGAGATACCGCCCGAGGCCGCTCGGGTCATCAAGCGCGTGACGAGGCGTGACGGCCTCATGCAAGTCGAGATGCACGACAAGCAGTCGGCGCTATTCATCCTCGCTAAGACCTTGGGAATGTTGAGCGAAGCATCTGCGCCGCCTGAGACGCCGCGACTCGTTGCAGCGGATCAGAATGCGATGGAAGCCGCCCGGCGAGTCGCCTTCATGCTGGCGATGGCGAAGCACAACTTACCGCCGCTGATCGAAGGCAAGGCGATCGAAGAGCGGGTTGAAAGCAGGGTTGATGATTCGCTCGACAGTAAGACGATAGACGAAACAAAGCCTTAGCAGGTAAGTCCGAGGGAGCGACCCTCCCCCTCCGCCGCCGGCCACGGAGATGATCGCGGCCCCCCACCCCTCGCGAGCCTACCCCCATCGCGCGCGACCCCCGGGGCCGCGTGAGAGCGATCGCGAATCCCGCCGCCGAGCCGCCATCCACACTTTTCCCATATTTTTCAAATGCCTATAGATTTCTGCGCATTATATGAATTTCACCCTTGACAACAGTTCACACCTCTTTATGTTCAATTTCATGACGACAGAACATTCGCCCTCGTTTTCTCCGGCGCCTGAGGAAGAGGTTGGGATGGAGCGTGTGACACTTGTTCTGTCTGTGGAAGTAGTTAGGAAGATTGATGAATTCTGGCACACCCGGCGGTTGCGGAGTCGTTCGGCGGCGGTGCGGGAGCTGCTGGCGTTGGGGTTTGAGCGGCTGGCGGGGGATTTTGGGGAGAAGCTGTGATGGGAAAGATTAGCGGGGAGGGGCCCGGCGCCCTGACGCCTGAGGAGAGGGCGGAGAATGCAAGGCGATATCAGGAGGTTATGAGAAAAGAGCAGGCCAAGGCGCTCTTGGCGAATCGCACGGCTCTGGTGGCGGCTCACCGGGCGCATCCAGGCTCCTGGCCGGATGGGATTGATTCGAAATATGACCGCTGGTTTGTGCCGGAGCATTGGAATGAGAAGGGGGAGTTTGCCGGTCCCAAGGGATGGTTCGACACGAGCCATCCGGATCCGGGCATCGAAGATGTCACGAAAAATGCCGATGTCACGGAAAGTCCGGCGGCCGATGTCACGGAAAGTAGGAAGGGGCGGCCAAAGAGCGAATCGGCCCTGACCGCCACCGAGCGCAAGCGCCGCCAGCGCGAGCGCGGGAAGGAGCCGAAATGAGAATGATCGCCCAGGATGTCAGGCGCATGCTCGCCGAGGCGGCGGAGGAGATTAGACGTCTGCGCCATACCGCCGAGCTGCAGGGGGCCAAGATCGAGGGGTTCGAGATGGCCTTCGCGCTCGTTCAAGCGCAGCCCTTGCGTCCCGGCGGAACGACGGTGGGCGTCGATATCGCCTGGGAAATCGATCGGATGCTCCAGGCGGCGGAGGGGAAATGAGCGATATGATCGACGAGATCCTGAAATGAACCGCAAACGTATCCAACAACTCCGCGATCATATCGCCTCACTCCCGCCCAAGAGGATCGATCTGGCGGGATTTCTTAATGGGCTTCATCCAGACGACAGCCTCGGCGCCGCCGCTGAGGAATGCGGATCCGTCGCTTGCGTCGGCGGCTGGGCCTGCATCCTGTTCAGGCCTAATCGTAAACGGCGCGGCTTCGATTTTGCACACGAAGGCGCAAGAGCGCTCGGCCTACTGCATCCAAATTTTATATCCATAACCGCCTTGCGCCTGTTCGCCGGCGGCCCACGCGGAAGAGCGGGTAAGAAGGAGGCCCTCCGCCGCCTCGATGAACTCCTGGAGACAGGAATGATAGAGAGGTTCGAATGAACATCCGCGACTTCGAGGCTCAGTGGCTTACCGACGACACCAGATTATGGCTCCGGTTCTCGGTGGCCTTCGATGGCCAGACGGAGTGGGGCGTCTATTCCGAGGCGCTGGCGATGGATGGGGTGATCAAGCAAGACGCCTTCTTCGCCATGCTCGACGACTTGAAGCGCCGGATCCTGGAAGCGGAGGAAGAAGGGAAATGAGCCGATCCTCCCTCGAAGTCGGCGCCTCCTCGATCTTTGCGGCGCTCCTGCTGTTTGTCTCCGGCTGCGTCATCGCCGGCTCCACGACGGATGGCCAAGGGGCCCTCGCCTTTATGGATTTCGTCGCGATGCTCTGGCTGGGCGCCTGGGGGATCGCCGCGGTGATCCAACAAATCTTCGGCAACGTGCGGGATGCACCATGAAATTCTTCACCGTCCGCTGCGCCAAATGCGACGATACCCTCAAGATCGAGGGCCCTCTCGGCGCCAAGGCGATCGTCGTCTTCGATACCCGCGAGGAAGCGGAACACTTTCTCAAGGTCAGCATCTCAGCGCAGGATCATCCGCTCATGGTTTCGCAAGTCGATATCGAAGAGCCAGCAGGAATACCAGCCGGGGAGACCGCGCAATGATCGTAGGTTACGCCCGCGTCAGCAGCGATAGCCAGCATCTCGAACTCCAGCGCGAGCGCCTCGCCGCCGCCGGTTGCGAGAAAATCTTCGAGGAAAAGGCCGATCGCGCCCAGCTCGAAGCCTGCCTGACGGCGCTGAAAGTCGGCGATACCCTCGTTATCACCAAACTCGATCGCCTCGGACGATCCGCGATTGATCTTTTACGCACCGTTCATTCGCTCGCCCAGCGCGGCGTCCATTTCAAATCCCTTGGCGATGCCTGGCTCGATACGTCAACGCCGATCGGGCGATACCTCCTCATCGCCTTCGCCGGCCTCGCCGAGCTCGATCGCGAGTGGATTCTCGAGCGCGCCGCCGCCGGTCGCGAGAGCGCCCAGAAGATGGGCGTCAAATTCGGGCGCTCCCACGTCCTCACCCTGCATCAATGCGCCGAGGCCAACGCCAGATTGAAGGAGGGCGAGACCGTCAAGGCCGTCGCCAGGTCCTATAATGTCGATCCCGCCACCATCCGCCGGGCTCGCGGCATGGCTCTGCATGGAGCGATCCGATGACTGATGTCGAAGCCCTGATTGGCGAGATCGAACGTTACGCAAATAGCGACGCGGCTCGGCTCCTCGCAATTGACAGCAGCGTCGCGCGTGCGCTCATCGCCGCCCTGCGCGAGAGGGAAGCGGAGTGCAAGCGTCTCCGCGCGCGCTTGGAGGACGATCATGTCTTTGTTCTCAAGGACGGACAGATGATTCGCGAGGAAGTCGAACCAGGATCGGTCCCAGATGGGATTGAATGCCGCGATTGCACGATCAAGCTTCAAGACGAGCGGATTAAGAAACTTGAGTCCGAACTCGCCACCCTCCGCGCCCTGCTCGCCGGGGAGCCGAGCGAGGCGGAGGTCAAGGCTGCGCATGCAGAATTAAACCGATATACTAATCACAATTCGTATCATATTTCTAGAGAAGCTACTCACGCGGCCCTCATCGCCGCGCGGAAGGTAGGAGCAGGGGCATGACTTATCCGAGATTCGGCAACGGAACTGAAATGACGCCCGACGCCGTGCTGGAGCAGTTGAGCATTCACAGCGATCATCGCTCGCACATGGCGTGCTGTATGGCGAGCTACGCCAAGGAATGCGAGGCCACCATCGCGCGATTGCGGGAAGCGCTGGAGCTTGTCCAAGACTATTGTGTAGACGGCTCTCTTTTCGAAACCAAGATACTCGGCATTGTGAACGCCGCTCTCGCCGCGCAACCCACAGGCGAGGCGCGAGGGGACATTGAGCTTCGCCGCATAGACGACGCGCTCGAAACTATTATCACGCTTGAGAACTATGAAACTAGAGTGGACGCTGTAGAGGCTGTTGTAGCTATAGCCCGCGCCGCCCGCCCGCAGCCCGACGACACGGAGGAGTGAGATAATGCGGCTCATGATGATAGCTGTTTCCTACCTCTTCATTGGAGCAGTAATGGTTGGGCTTGGGCTAGGCCTTCACAACCGCCGTTGTCCGAACGATCGCGAGTCGCTTATTGAGAATCGAATTGAGCTTGCGACTTGGCCAATCGAACTTGTCATGGGGGTCGCCTATTTCTCCGCAGGGGGCCAGCTTCCGGCTTGTGAAAAATGAGCACCGTTATGCCTAACCCCCTCCTCATCCTCGCATCGCTTCTGATCGCCGGGCAGGCATGGGGGCAGGATTTCCCGATATATCCAGACTTGTGCGAACGAGACGGCTATATCGCACCGTGCAGCGTCGTACTAGCGAACTTACAAGAGGGTGACACGCTTTTGTTTAGGTCTTACGAAATAGCTTGGATTAACCCGATTCCATTGTTTGGAGCACCGCTATGATCCGCTCTCTTCTGATCGCGGCCGCGATGTTGGTTGCTGGCGAGGCGTGGGCGACGACTTGTGAAACGTCGGAATCCATAAAAGAACGCGCGATCGCCAATGCCTATGCGCAATCCGCAAGAGAAAGTATGCCGTTCTACGGATGCAATGAGGGGTGCTCAATGGCGTCATCGGTAGCAGACTCTATGCGCATGACTGCTGAACGCTTCTTAGCCGAATCACATGCGCATCGACACATTGCCGAGCAATTGGAAGTAATCCAGTGCTCAAGCAACGTGACCCACGATATCGGCGCCAACAGTACAATGTGCATTGGCGCTCTGACTGGTTCTTGCATCGCTTGTCCTGACGGACTTGAGCCCGTCACCCGCGCCAATGGCTCGCCGGGGTGCGCGAGAGCTGTGGAGGAACCGAGATGACACCGCAATTTGAGTATAGTAATCCACCTGCCGTTTTCCAGGAGCCCTCACAATGAACCGCTTACTCCTCATCACCGCCGCCGGGTTGATCGCAAGCCAAGCCGCCGCGCAGCAACTACCCCCGTGCAAATTCCAGAAGGGAATGAACTACTGTTCCAGGGACGGCGTCCACTGGCGTCAGTCGGTGTATCGCGACTGTACGGACAACGGTCCGAATACGTGCGAAACGTCACCAAATCCTTCATGTCCGGCGAATACTGAGCTCGTCACGCGCTCCAGCGGCGCTCCGGGATGCGCGCGGGATGTGACGGACCCGCAATGAAGTACATTCGTCAGTATCCTCGCTATTGCTGCCCATATTGCGGGGCGCCCGTAGGCTATCTCGGCCGACTCTTCGCGTGGCTGTTCGGCGTTGGGTTCCACGGCTGCGACTTTAGCAATGTGCGGCAGGGGCGGTTCAAGTGAAAATCTCCTATTCCCGGCCGCCCAACTATGACGAGATTCTCGCCGCCTTCCCGACGGCGGCGAAAGTCGGGGTTGTCTTCACGTTTGGCACTATCGTTTACAACCCGAGCCGCTCTGCGCTCAGCCCGCACATTATCGCGCACGAGCAACTCCACAGCGTCCAGCAGATCAGCGGAGCGGACGCATGGTGGCGGCGCTATATCGACGATCGCGATTTCCGCCTCCACGAGGAAATCCTCGCCTACCGCGTCCAGTGGCAATCCTTTCTCGCCTCCAAGCACAATCGGCATATGAAGAGAGGCCACTTCAAGCATATCGTGGACGTTCTCTCCGGGCCGCTCTACAATTTCGACATCTCGAGCGCGAAGGCCGAGAAACTGATTCTGGCGGAGACATTCCCGTGATCATAGATTTTCGCACCGCCGATTCAGAGAGCGAGGTGCTCTCTTCCGACGCCAGCCTCACCACGAGGCTACTTGAGGAATGCGCACGGGTTGTCGCCAAGCGAATGCGGTGGCGGCGGCTGGCGGTAGAGGTCGGCCCGAGGCGAAACTTCATTGGCGCCATCGACGCCATGTCCAAGGAGCTCAAGACAGCCGAGGATGCGCTAGTGTCCGGCGATCGTCTCCATCTTATCGCAGCGCTCGAGAGCCTGCGATCATTTCATGAAGAAGATTAAGGGGCTGACGATGGGTGATAGGAATGATCCTTGGACGTTCCCCCTTCAATTTGACCCCCTCGGCGAGAAGGCGCTACGCCACGCCGAGGAGGATGGCGTAGCGAAAGCGCGTAATCAGATCGAACGCGAAGGTCGCATGGCCGAGTCTGAGGCGCTCCGTTATTTGGCGGAGGTGGAGTGCCCGAACGATCTCATCGAGTGGGGTCGCAACCACAAAATCGAAAATTTTGCGGAGTTGACGTGGATCAACGGCTTTATGGCCGGGTGGCGAGCAATGACAGAGCGTCGCGAGCGCTTATTAAGGAAAAGCAAATGATCGGAACCGAAGAAGAAGCCAAGACGAAGGCGTGCCCAATGGCGAGCGGGTTCTACGCAAGCAATCAACAAGGGGCGCCGCATTGCATCGCCTCGGCGTGCGCCGCATGGCGCTGGCTGGATGCCGAATACCCCTATTACAATCATGAAGGAGGCCTTATGCCAGCAAGGACGGGCAAGATGGGCCAGATCCTCGCTCCGAAGCTCAAGGCCGACGTCGGCTATTGCGGGCTCTTCCACAAGTGAGCCAGGATCTTCCCGAGGCCCACCGCCATTATCTTCAGGCGCATGTCGCCCAGATCGCCAAGCTGTTCCGCGCGCCCGTCATAACGCTTATCGTGCGCTCGCCGGACGGCGGCAACGTCAAGGGCGATCTCGTCATCACCAACGATGATCCGCTCCTTGTCAGAAAGGCGCTGGACGAGTTAATTCAAGGCAAGGCGCGGAGGCTCACCCTGGACGGGCTCGGGGACGGTGGGCAAAACGACGAATCACAGACTGCGGCGCGCGCGCCAATGGGCTCGCGAGCTCCAGGAAAGTAAGGATCGAAAGAAAATGCGCAGCCACACCGCCGCCGGGGCCAATGGCGAGCCAAGGGCGGTCGAGCCGAGTTTCGACATGCCGGATGATGAAGGCGCGCCGCCGCCGGTTCCGTCCAACCCAGATAGGCAGGCGATCATGCGCGCTCAATCCCTCGCGGCCGTCGCCGCGGAGCGGGCGGCCAACCCAACTGATCTCCCAGAGAACCTCGATGCCGATCAGCGCGACGCGCTCCTCGCCGCGCAGCGAATGAAGCCAAAGTCGCCGGCGATGCGTAAGGCCTCAGGGCTGCCGGTTTCAGAAATGCGGATGCGGATGCTCGAGATGGCCTCCAGAGTGGCCGATCCGAAGGCGGGCCCCGCCGGGCTGATCGAAGCGGCCAAGCAGCTCCTCGATTTCGTCAGTGAGGGCTGATGAGCGCCACGGCTCTCACCTACGCTCCCCCGCCGCCGCCCGTGACGATTGTCGGCCCTGTCCCGGGCGGCGGCGGGGCAGGAAACCGCGGGATCATGGTTCCGCGAGGCAAGCCGGATCCGGAGGGCGGCGCCGACTATCCACCTCTCGAAATCCAATTTGGCGATGACGACGCCTTCGAAAACCCGGATCACGCCGCCAAGGTCCGCCGGATTTGTGAAGACATGGACGGCGCCATTTCCCCTGTGCTGCCGGGCCGCATTCGATTCGAGTGTGCGGCTGCGGACCCGCCATTCTCGGGCTCCCCAACACTCCGAGGCGCGCCCCTCGCCGAGCGAATCTTCATCTATAGCGCTCTCTTTATTATTATAGGGCTGATGACGATGGGCCTGTGGACGATCGTCAGGCTGCTGGGATTTCTCTGATGGGCAGGCGGGTAGAGGGCACGACGCTAGGCGGTTTTGGCTGTGACTATCTCGGCTGCCCCGAGAACGGGGCCTGGGCCGCTTGCGCCTGCATCCCCTTCAAAGGCTTCACCGAGAAGGCGATGCCGCCCTTCCACTTCCTCTTCGACACCCAAGTCTGCCTCGAGCACCGGAAGGACGTGCGAATCGATAAGCTCCTCCAGCCGCGTGTTGTCGAGGCGATCAAGGAAATGGCGTTCATCAGGGGCGGCGAGGCGGCGATGGATCGCATTCGGCTCCAGTTCATGCCGTCGAACAGCGGGAAATATTTGGAATTTCAGCAAAACTGCGGGCTTGTGCCCAAGGACGACGCCATGATCAAGGCGCCGCTGATCATCCAATAGCGCCCCCAAGGGCTTCTACACACTACCTATTGATCGCATCTTCCCGATAATCGTTTGTCGTGCTATCCCTGCGGCCAATAATGGCCCAGCGGGGTGGCCCTATGGACTTTCGTCGGATTTTCCGAACGGCGCTTATAGGCGCTGTCATAGGCTGCCTCGCGCCATTGGGCCTTCCGGAGGCCTATGCCGAACAGGGCGTCAAGGCCTCCGCGGCGTCCCTCTCGGCAGTGGCGCAGTCGAAAATCAACCTCGTTCTTAATGGTGAAACCGTTGTCGGCTTTTACGTTTCCGGCCTGACCGCCTCCGGCGCGACGATCACCATCGAGGAATCGACTGATTCCCAAGCCATCGTGAGCGCCACCAAGACGTGGGTTGCAGTCAACGGCTATGCCCTGCCGGGCGGATCAACGACAGGATTCACCACCGTCGCCGCCGACGGAGCCTTCCGGGTTGATGTCGCCGGCGCGAGCGATGTTCGCCTGCGCGTCTCCACGGGCGGCACGGGAACCATCACCGTCGGTTATGACGCGGTTCCGGCCGCAACGATTGTTGGCTCCGGCTCCGGCGGTGGCGGCGGCAGCAGCTCTGTCACGCAGGGCACGTCGCCATGGGTTGTCAGCATTCCGACATGGGCTGGCGGAACACTCGGCGCGATGGCGAACTACGGCACATCGCCCGGCGCCGTGCTTGTCCCCGGCGTCAATGCATTCATCACCAACACGCCAGCGGTGACGGTGAGCGGCGTTGCAACGGCCGCCAACCAAACCAGTGTTCAGGGTACAGCGGGATCGCCTGCCGCCACTGTTCTTTCTGTTCAAGGTGTTGGCAGCGGAACGCCCGTGCCGGTCTCCAACGCGTCGCTACCACTCCCGACAGGCGCCGCGACTTCCGCCAATCAAGAAGTAACTGCGGCGGGAGCGTCTGCGACTTCGGCCCAGGGTGTCCAGGGCGTCACAAGTGGCGTCCCGCTCCCAAGCTACATCATCGACGGTGTCGGCGCTTCGAATAAGGCGAGCGTCGTCGCAGTCTCGACTGCGCCGGTCACGGCGACTAACCCGGCGCTTGTTGTCGATCTTCGCCCAGACAGTCCTGGCATCATTACGCTTGGCGCGGCTGCAATCGGCAACTCCGTCCCAACGATCCCCTCTTCCGATTATCCAGCTAACGCAACCGCCGCCGCCAATCCAATCACCGCCTCGGCGACAGGAACCACGGCAGCAACAACTGCAACTCTGGCTGCAGCCGCTAGCAAGACGACATTCCTCTGTGGCTTTTCAATCAGAGCTAACGCAACCGCCGCCGCCACTGGCAACGCCACTGTCACTGGAACAGTCACCGGAACGCTGAACTTCACGCAATTCACCGCAGCCGGGTCATCTGGTGTCGGTGTGACCGAACCGCCAATTACACGCTGCATTCCAGCTTCGGCAGCTAACACCGCAATAGCTGTTGTCTCCGCCGCCCCAGGAACCGGCGGAGTGGTTAGCGTCACCGCTTGGGGCTACCAGCTATGAGGCTGTTGTGGGCAGCATTATTCGCAGGGTTAATGCTGTGCGCTGCAGCGCAAGCCCAATTCCTTTTGCCCGTATCATCACAACAAACGGATTGTTCCACCGCCGAAGCGATGCTCGCTCGGCCCTCATTCACTGGGCTAACAAAGACGCAGCAGCAGGCCTATAAGAACCTCGTCTGCCCACTCGTAACCTCCGGCACTTGGGCGAAGCTCGATGCATTCTATGCTTTTGGCCTCGCGCCAACCGCAGCCTTCGCCGAGGCAAATCTCGTTAGCTCCAGCTACACCCTCACCGTCACCGGCACTGAGACGTTTGTCCCTAATGTCTGTGTCTACGGCGATAATTCAACTGGCTGGCTGAACACCTCATTCACACCGAGCACCGCTGGTGGCCACATGACGGCCAATAGCGGCAATTATAGTGTTTATGTTCTTAACAATCGCACAGCGGGGGAAAGCGGCTGGGCGGCAATAGGGACTGCAATTGGCTCTGGTTCTGCAACCAGCGTGATCTATCCGTATTATTCAGTCGGCTCTGGCAGCTTTGGCCGCATCGGCAATATCACAAACGTCGCTTATGCGGGGATCACTTCTGGCCGGGGGCTGCTCAGCATCAGCAGAACGTCAAGTTCGCAGGTTGATTATTACATCAATGCTGTTGATGTCGCGACTAATGCTTCAGACACGGCGGGCTCGCTTGAGAGTGATACCGTCGTCATTGGAGCTAATCGCACTGGCGGCGCGGTCTCCAACTTTAGTGGCGACTGTATTGCGGCGGCTTTCTTCGGAGGAGGACTGACTCAAGCAGACGAAACGGCGCTCCAGAGCGCAATAAGCGGCGTTCAGCCGCTTACTGTTTCTAATCAAACCCCTGGCGGCGTCCAGTTCTGGGGCTTCACGACAAACAAATTCTACGACAACACTTTTGCATCTGTCGATCTGAACCAGACAAATAATCCAGGGTACAACTGGTATCTCACGCCTTGGCGCGGCACATCCGCCTTCCCGTCGACTTGGGTGACGGTGACAGGCGGCGTCATGACAATCAATCAGCTTGCGCTTGCCACGAATGAGTACGCCGTCGTTTGGAGCGCTGCCGATACAGCCCTTGCCTACTTCACCGGAACAATTTCCGGCTCTGTCCTGACTGTTTCAGCAGTCTCCTCTGGCACGATCGCCAACGGGATGATCGTCGTCGGCGGAAGCGTCACTCAAGGCACAACCATCACCTCGCTCGGAACAGGCACGGGTGGAACTGGCACCTACAATCTCTCAGCGTCTTCTACAGTGTCGAGCGGCGAGGCGATGGTGGGCGGTACCGTCATAGGGACTCTTTTCCCTCCCGGCGGCTACTACGAGGCATGCTACAACGGCAATCCAACTTCGGCTCCCGCCTCTGGTTCTGGCTCGGATAACCTCGCTTGGTGGATGGAGGATGTCAGCGTTTTGCTAGGGAAAAATTTCGTCGCTTCAAGTCTGGGCATCGCCTCCACCGGCATCGAAGTCGATCACGAAGAGTCAATCATTGGAACAGTCGGCGCTCCGACATATACCTTCAACGAGCATGATTGGACTAACACCAACGGCGGCGGCGGCGGCACTGACAACTACGTGCAAAAAAACGGATCATCTGCTGCCAACATCCATTGTTGGGGGACACTTTGGATACTGTCGACGCAGAATGGAGGCACCGGCAAGTTCGCCTATTTCCTCGATGGCGTGCCACAAGGCGCTCTAGGCGTTGTGACCTACACCGCTACAACTGGCTCAACGCCTGCGTCGACGCCAAGCAACCCGAATGGCCAGTTTTTCGCCGGCGAAAGCGATAGCTTTGTCCTTAGCCTTCAGGGTGGCCTCAACTGGCCGATGAACGTCTCCAGCGTGGGAGTATGGCACTGATGATTGGGATCACACATACCTTGCGCTGCGTTGCGACTACGCTCATCGCGCTTTCCCTCGCGGCCATCTTCGCCAACCCGGCGCTGGCCGACTTCCCGGGCCCTGTCTATCCATTCCTTCCAAATGGGAATTACGGAGCGATTAACTTAATAGGAAGCGTCTCGAGCAATATTCCGATTCCCGGCGGAGCCAACAGCACGATCTTCATCGTCACCAATCTTGGCGCAACGATCGCGTATACGACGCTTGGAACCTCGAACGCCGTCACGGCTAACACAACCGTTGATCCAATCCAGCCTGGCGCCAACCGCTGCTTCAGTCGCGGCGCCTACACCTATATCGCGGGATACTCTACCAATAGCGAGACGCTGACGATCGTTGGGGGAACTGGCCAGTGCCAGGATACTTCTGGCGCTCCCGCCACCGGGAGCGCCACGGCGGCAAATCAGACGAATGGAAGTCAGTTGACAATGATTGTCGACGGGCTTGGTAATGTCATCGGGTCCACCGCGAATGCTCTAAATGTGGACTGCATCGCCGGATGTAGTGGGGGCGGCGGAGGCGGAGGTGGCGCTGTCACAGCAGCGCTCGGTTCCTACGCTGCGGGCTTCAGCCCGGACATCGGCAACTCCGCGACGCCGACGGCGGCCTGGATAGGTAGCGGAACACCGACGGTTCTCGGCACCAATCAGGGCATCTACAATCAGCTCGTTGCGCTGAACACTGCCTTCAACGCCTCGCTGACGCCGAACGCCGCGCTGACCTCATGGCAGACCTCACCGAATGCCGGCTTCGGTATTCTTTGCCAATATCTCAGCGCCAACCCATCCGCGCCAGCGAACACCAACACGATCGGCCTTCGTTGCGATCCGAACGGGCTCCTTAAGATTGCGCCGACAGCCTCGACTAATGGCGGCGCGCTGAATAGCGCTAGCTTCATTATCACCAACAATACGACGGCGGTTGTTGTCCGGAATGCGCCGGCGACACTCTATTCGATCAGCGCCTACACATCGACTGCTGCGACTGAGGGTGTCTGGCTCAAGCTTTATGACACGGCGACAACCTTCACATGCGGGACGGGGACGCCGGTCAGGCGCGATGCAGTTCCGGCAGCCTCGACGCCGGCGAACCTCTCGGGCGCCACGATCGATCTCGGCCCAGCCGGCCGATACTTCACCACCGGCATTACGGCCTGCGTAACAGTCAATGTTGCGGACTCAGACGCTACTGCCCCGCCGGCGGCAAACTACGGCGCCGCCAACTTTGTGATCCAATAAGGGCTGACTACAATGAACCTCTCTTGGAAGATTCTCCGGGCGGCCATCGCGGCGCTTGCGTTTGTAGCTCTCGGATGCGGGATTGAGGCGGCCGGGGCCACCGGCACGCCAATCCTAAGCGGGCCGCCGTTGTCTGGCGTCGCCCTCGGCGCGGGGACGGACTTCACGTCGGCGACGAGTTCACTCTTCATCCCTAATAGCGTTTCACTTGGCATCGTCTCTCCATGGACGGTGGCATACGTCGTAAAAACGACTGCTGCGCTTGCAACAGATCAAGTGTTTATTGCTCACACAGATTCGGCGAATCCGATCCTTACTAATGGAACAGTGGGGTTCTCGAATCATAACAGCCATTTTGGTAGAAACACAACTTTCGAGAACGTTATCGAGCAGCCAACACAGTCTGGTTTTTGCGGCTCGCTATCTCTTTAATATCTTTGTACCCGCCTAGCCTGGATCAATGACGGCGCCAAGCACTCTGTCGTTGTGACATTCGTGGGCGGTTGCCAAACTATGTACATTGACGGGGTCATAAGGGACGCGCAGTGCGGCCTGACCTATTACCCAGGCGCCAATTATTGGGTTGTCGGGTTCCCCAATACGCCGACAACCATCGCGGACCTTCGCGTCTATAATCGCGCTCTGAGTCAGGCGGAGGCGACTCGACTCTCATCTCTTATCGCGCAAGGTCTCACAGCCAATAGCGGCTCTCTTCAAACCGGCTTGGCGGAATACTGGCCGATGGGCTCGGCGTGCCCCTGCACGGGCACGATCAATGCAAATGTTATGCAAACTGAGTCGACGGGCCCGACTGTCGCGATCACAACCCCGCTCAACGGCGGCACGATCACCGGCGCGGCGGTTACTGTCACCGCGACAGCAACCGATCCGATCGGTGTCAACAGCGTCCAGTTCCAGGTTGACGGGTCCAATGCTGGCGCGCTTCTGACTTCTGCACCGTATACGATATCATTCGATTCGACGAAGCTCGTCGATGGACCTGGCCACACGATTGTCGCGACCGCCACTAATGCTGGCGGGATCACCAGCACATCCCAGGTCAACGTTACTTCATCGAATGGTGTCAGCGAGCAGAACTGGTACTTCGCCGTCGCCGGCAGCGATTCTAACAACTGCAAGACGACAGGAACCGCCTGTAAGACCCTTGCCCACGTCGCCACTCTCACCATGCATGAGAGCGATCATGTGCTATTCAACGGCGGCGACACTTTCACCGGGTGCGTATCTCTGAACGGCACGAACACTCTATCGAGGCCGCTATTTCCGGTCATCTTCGACAGCTACGGCACTGGCCCCGCGATCCTCACAACGCAAGGTTCAGGATGCACATCGGCTGATGGGCGTGTCGGTATAATTGACATCACGGCTGGAGCTCAAGGGATTCAGCTTAATGGCGTTCCCGGAACTTCCGGCCTCAAGCTCGTTTGCGACAGCACCGGCGCGGCAGGCATCGGTGTCTACATTAGCAGTTACGGCGGGGCGACAAATTGGATCACGCTTAATGGCGTCGAGATCACTGGCCTGTGCCATGACGGTATCAGCGCGAATTTTGACGCCGCCATCCTCGTTGATCCGACGAGCGGCAATCGAGTCGATAACGTCGCCCTGATCAACACGGTCATCCACGGTCCTTCGGGGCCAGCCGATCTTGTCGACAATGGGCTCTTTACATTTGGGCCGCAAACTGCGAACACCTACCGAGCGATACAAGGAAACTACATCTACAACATCGGCGGTCAGCCATCGAGCGCCAGCAGCGGCAATGGCTTGGCTATTTCCACCAATCAACCTCCGACTGCTCCACCGTTTTCGGGGAATGTCATTCACGATACTGGCGCCAACGGAACGACCTGCGGCGGTCCTGTTCTCTTCGGCACGTTCTTCGCCGACAGTATCTACTGGTCACAGAACGAAGGCTATAATAGCATCCCATACCCCACCTTTGTGAGCGGGTGTGATCATGATGGGATCGATTTTGACCTCGGCACGACAAACAGCACTGCCAAGTACAACTACATTCACAACACGTTTGGCGAAGGAATATACGCATTCGTCGAAGATGCGTACGGGCCGATCAACATCGGTTTTAATATCGTCGATGAGTCGGCGCAGACAGCGTCGAACACACAGTCAAACGCGATTGCTGTGGCTTGGGGCTATCCTGCGACTCCTGCGATAAATGTATTCAACAACTCAGTGACATGCCCCGGCAGTACTGCAGGATTCTGCTTTTTTCACGGGTTTACCGATACGAGCCTATTCCCTGGCGTGATCGCCAACAACATCTTCAATTCCTTGAATGGCAATTTCGTTTACTTGGAAGGTCTATCCTATCCAGGTCTCCACATGCTGAGCAATGATTACTACACGACGCACAGCACAAAGCTGTGGCGATTGGGGTATGCAACCTATGCGACGACGTTTGCCGCTTGGCAGGCAGTCGCTCCCGGCGGCGAGGTCGGCTCCATCACGACAAATCCAGCGTGGGTAGGGCCTACCGGAACGAATGTGACCTGCAACGCCACTGCTGGAACTACAGGGCCGCAGCCTTGTCCCGCCGGCTATGCTCTTAGCGGCGGCTCGCCTGCTCATAACACTGGAACCGATCTGACCTCCTACCTCGGCGCAGGATGGGCGACGCGTGACTACTACGGAACGACGCTGCCGAGCGGCGGCGGGACGGGCTTCCCAATCGGAGCGGCAATATGAGAACTCTCGTCATTCTCCTTCTGCTTTCCACCAGCGCCCTCGCGCAATCCGCGCCGGGAGTGATCAGTTCGTCGCCGATGCGTTGGCAGATGGGGCCGAAGGACTTTCCACTCCTCACCAAGGCTCTCTCAGTCCTAATGGAGGAGCGTACCCGCCTCGGTGACAAGGAAGGTCTTGCCCACTTGGAAGCGATGATTCCGGAGGCTGCTGGGACGCAACGTCCTAGTGGCATCCAAATCCCAGTCTTCATCCAAGCCCTAAGCCGCATCGCCACGCCCGGTTCGCCCTACTGCGAGCTTCTCCAGCGTCTCCAGCCAGCCGGTCCTGCAACGCCTACCGAACCGGCCCATGCTGCGGCATTGTGCGAGGGCCGCGCGCCGCCGCCATGATACCTACGCTCGCGCGGCTTCTTCTCGCCTTCTGCGTCGCCGTCGCGTCGCCCGCGTTTGCCGATTCCATCACCACGACGGGCGTTGGGTCGATCGAAGCCGCCGCGCAGGTATGCGGTTCCCAAAAGACGGTTTTCATCACCTCGGGAACGACATGGACCGTTCCGAGCGATTGGTGCAGCACCAACACAGTTGTCGCGATTGGCGGCGGCGGCGGCGGCGGAGCGCCAATCAATGGGGCTGATACCGGCGGCGGCGGCGGTGCGGGAGCCTTTGCATTCGCAACGAATGTCGCGTTAACGCCTAGTTCGGTGATCCCGGTTCAGATCGGAACCGGCGGCGCTGCTGGCGCTCCAGTTGGAGGAAGCGGCGGCAACGGAACCGACACGATATTCAATACCTCAACTATCATCGCTAAGGGCGGTCAGGGCGGAACGGGCAACCCGCTCACGCCAAATGGCGTAGGCGGCCTGGCCTCCGCCTCAGCGCCGACGACTGGCGCTCAGAACGGCGGCAATGGCGGCGTCAGCGGCACTGGCAATGATGGCGGTGGCGGGGGCGGCGGCGCGGGCGGTCCGAATGGCGCAGGCGCCAATGGCGGCGCCACGAGCTCGAGCGGTAATAACGGCGGCTCTGGCGGCGGCGCTAGCGATGGCGGTTCGGTTGGCGGCAATGCAGCGTCGGGAAGTATTGGGGCCAACGGCGGCGCTGCCTTCGATGCAACGCTGGGGGGCGTTGGCGGCGGAGCGGGCCTCAACGGCGCGGCGGGTTCGCATGGCTCGGGCGGTGGTGGCGGCGGGGCATCGAATGGCAACGGCGGCAATGGCGGGGCAGGAATCGATTACATTCAGACTGCCGGCGGCGCTGTAGCGGGGCCGGGCGGCGGCGCGGGCGCGGGCGCGGGCGGACCGGGCAATGGCGGAACCGGCGGCCTCTATGGTGGCGGCGGCGGTGGCGGAGGCTGGTTCGAAGGCGCGGGCGGCGCTGGGGCCAATGGAATCATCATTGTCACTTACGGGACGCCAAATGCCTGTGGGGCGCCCATGTCGGCGCCGTCTCAAGCGGCTGGCCTGACAAAGCAGATCGACGATCAGTTCTGCCCGTCGACGACGCTCAACGCCACCAATTGGCTGCCGTATATGAACAACGCAGCCACCTTTGGACGGTGGACAAACGCCGGCAACCTGCCCAGCCCCTATTCAGCGGTCCAGAATACGGCCAGCCCCGGCTGCGCTTCGGCTGGATCGCAGCTCAACTGCGAATACGGCGATCCTTATCCTGCCGGCTATGGGACAAACAACGGCGATGGTTCTCACATGGTTATCCCCGGCACATCAACCGGGCTGCGCCTGATCGCCAACAATTCAAGCTCTCAGTACAACTCAGGCGCGAACCTCTATCCCTTCGCTAGCGCCTATATTACATCCGTCTGGCAATGCCCGTCGTCGGGCACATGCGTCATCCAGGTCAAGCAGAAGTTCTCGGACGTCAGTGGCGGCTTCTGGCCAACCCTCTGGTCCGACAATATGAGTGCGGAGGTTGATTTCAACGAGGGCGGCTTCCTCAACGGCGGCAGTTCGGCAAACGCCAACTTCGTCTTCGCCACTCACGTTTTTCCCAACGCTCAGTGCCTCGTCAACACCTCAACGAATATGTCGCTGGGGTATAATGTCTATCTCATCGTGATCATCCCCGGCACGTCAGTCACCACCTACCTCAACGGCGTGCAGATGTGTACCCAGACCTCCAGCGTGCCGACGGGGAACTTTACGCTGAGCGCCACGGCGACAGTGATGGGCATCAATGGGGCCGGCTACCATACCGATTGGGTCAGCGGAACTGTAACCATGGAGCAAGACATTGCGGAAGTGCAGGTCTGGCATAATTAGCGCGGCGCTCTTGCTGGCTCTCCCGGCGCTAGCCCAGCAGCGCCCGGACATCCAGCGCTATGCCGTGCTCGACAAGGTCGGCCAAGTCGTCTGGTTCATTGACAGCAACTTCCTGCCGCCATCACCGAAGGCCGGGTGGACCGTTCGCCTGGCGACGGCTGCCGATCTCGCCATCCCGCCGATCGCGCCCCCGTTCCATTCGCGCCTCGAACAGCAGCAATGGATGGCGGCGCATTGATGTGTTAAACCGGAATTGGGCTATGAGGGTGAGACAGGGCCATGACCGAATATAATGGAGCGATCCCCGCTGGCGGCGCGATGGCGGTGTCTCCGCCAGGCGGCAACGGCAGCCGCCGCCGGCTCAAGTATCAGAACAATGGGGTTTCCCTCATGCGGTTCTCGGCGACAACCGGCGTGCCGGCGAGCCTGACAGTTGGCCTCGCTGTGCCGGGGGGAAGCAACCAGGTCTACGAATGGCCGAGCCACATCGCCGCCGCCATCATTGGCGCAAGGGGCGCCTTGACGAGCCCGGACAATGGCGTGCCGACGGGACAGATTACGGTCTGGGGCCAGAATCCAGGCGATACCTGGTATGTCGAGGAGGAGTAATCCGGGTAGTGTCTCAGTTTCCGGAAGCGAACTTTATGCTTAACAGCTGTCTCGAATTTAGGAGACAGCCTCCGAGTCGATATGCATACTAATTTGCCAGGGGAAAAATCACGGATTGATCGTGGCAAACGATCCCGGTCCACAAGGGCATAAAGACGGGGATGCGAAGCCCGTCCGACGCGTTGGCCCCTTTCCCCCGCCGAGGACGCTCCCTGCTTTCCCGAACGCGATAAAAGTCAAAGGCAAAACCCCGAGGCATAAGGGATCGAGCGGGATGCGCCCCCGTTGGAAGGAGCCTGACGGAACTATCTACGAATGGGATAGTCAACATGGAACAGTCGAAAAATATGACGCAGACGGTAACCACTTAGGAGAGTTTGATCAGTTTAATGGGAAACAAACGGGACCTGCAATTTCTACGAGGAGTGTAGAACCATGAGCTACACACTTGCGCATCAATTAGTCGGGTATGATCCTGAAACTGAGCGTCTTGAGGTCCAATGGGAAATCCCCGAGAGTCTTATGGATAAGGTTCGAAGGCTGGTCGTAACAGACGAAGACGATCCCGATATTGTCGACGCTTATCCTGTCGACCCCACCGTGGCTCGCGATATCCTAGGAATGCTTCACAGCAACGAACGTCGGCAACTCGACTATTTCCTGGAAGGCTTTCAGCGCTAACTGCTATCGAATGCGCTTCGCTTTTTTAGCCTCGCGATAGCGTTCGTCGCGCGCATCGAGAAGCGCGACAATATCATCCATGCCCCAAAGCCGATCAGAGACGCCAGCGGCCATCGCGGGCGTGACCCTCAGGCTCTTATGGATGCGGATGAAGTTGTAATAGAGGAAGTACAGCGCCAGAGAATGACAATGGTTCTCAATCTTCTTTGAGAATGCGTTCGTCAATCGGGTGAAGCGCCGCATGCCCATGCGCATATTCAAGTTCTGACGCTCAACATGGCTTGTCGAGATATGCGCTTCATCGGGGTTGCCTTCGATTGGCGTCCTGATCGCGCCCGTGCCCACCGGCGCTCAGGGCCATAACAGGAAGGCCCGTATCTGACCTTTGCCGTGGGGGCGGGACAGATACGGGCCTTGGTGGGCACGCCTTCTTAGGAGGCGTGGCCGAGCGGTTTAAGGCAGCGGTCTTTAAAACCGCCGGAGCTTGCCCTTCCGAAAGGAAGGGATAGACGGGCTTCCGTAGGTTCGAATCCTACCGCCTCCGCCAGTTTCCCGGCGCATCTTTTATTATAAAGGGTGCGCCGTTCTTTTTCTATTTCTTATTCCAACGGCTTGCGGCGGCTTGCTTCGCTATCTCCATCCTTCTTTCCGGCGTCATCTTCGCGGCCCTCGCGGCGCCGCCTTTCTTGCCGAGCGCCTTAGCGCCGGGGTCTTTCCCGTCATCCGGCGACGTGTCGTCAACCTCTCCCGTCGCGATCTTGGCGATTAGGACGGCGCGGGCGTTTATGTCAGCGGGGCGGCGCTCGCCTTTAGGACCTCGGGGCATTAGATTTTCCGCTTTCCCGGTTTTCTGACTGAACTCGGCTCAAGAGAGCCGTTCCGCATGGCCTCCTCGAATGCGCGTCTAAATTTCTCAGAATCTCTGCGGACCGGCAGTGGCTTGCCGTCCGGGCCTAGCTTGACGATTTCCGTTTGATCGCGACGACCGCAGAGATTTGGCCCGCGCGGACCGCGGCGCCACTCATCACCGATTCGATCGCCGATGGTTTCCGACCTAGCGTCCGGCCATCGAAGTTTCCCTGACACATCCGCCTCATGCTTTCCGCCAAGCATATAGGCGACGAGCGCCGGAGGCGAGAGCTAGTCAAGCTGGATTATTTTTCAAACTGAGACACTACCGTAATCCGCTACCCCTAGCGCGTTTCTGAAATTCGTGATTAAAGAGGGGCGGACTCAGCCTTGCCCGTGGGATGGGGGAGATTATGTCGCCAGTTGGAACGATTCTCGTCGAAGTTCACCGTCCGCTGCTCGGCATTGACGACAACGGCAATCTCGTCCTCAACACCGACGGCAATATGAATGTCGCCAACGCGAACCCGGGCCTTGTCGGCAAGGGCATCGGGAACGCCGTGACGATCACCAACGGTGTCGGCGCTTCCGCCAATATCTGCAACGTCACCTTCCAAGCCACCGATTCGCTCGGCAATCCGTTGTCGAAGGTGGCCTCTATGGAGGTTCTTCTCTCCGACGCCGCAACCGGCGCGGGACTTACCGCTACGACGGCCTCGGGCGGCATTGCCGCGGCGGCGGGCGGTGGAGTGGTTCTGGGCGTTCTGACTGCCGCCAAGGCGCTTCTCGTCCAGACGAACGCCTCGGGCCAGTTCATTCTCGCCATTACCGATACGGCGAAGACTCTCTTCTATCCAGTCGCCCAGTATGCCGGGGCCACGGTAGTCGGCGCGCAGCTTACGGCGGCGAGCTATCACGCCTGATATGACTCGAGCCCGCGTCGAGATGAATGGCCGACGAGCAGCAGACGCTTGCTGATAGTGTGCCCCAGTGGGGCAGCATGTCCCTTGATGAGATAGCCAAGCATCTCGCTGGGCTCCCCAAACAAAATCGTGATGACATTGTCGAGGCGGCTTACCACGCCACGGCGGAACGTAAATGGATTCCTAACACCGGCGCTCAACTCGACGCATACTTCAATAAAGCCGATGTATTACTTTATGGCGGCGCGGCAGGTGGCGGTAAACTGCTTGATATCAATGAGTTACTGCCAACACCGCATGGTTGGGTGCGGATGGGCGATGTTGCGATCGGCGACATTCTCTTTGATCAGGCCGGGTCCCGGTGCAGCGTTACGGCAGTTTCTCCTGTCAAATCAGCGAAGACATATCGCCTAACCTTTGACGATGGAACGGAAGTAACCTGCTGCGCCGATCATCTCTGGCTTACCTACGACGCTAAAGAGCTTGGCCAGCTTCTCAAGAAAACCGATGAGTGGCGGAGTCGGCGGCGCGCGGCTCGGCCATCAAGAGCCAAGGGCATCAAAAGCGAAAAATTTCGACTGTCAATCTCGGCGAGAAACTCCACGTTAGCGAAATCGACGCCAGCTCCAACTGGCTCGATCAGGACTACTCAGCAGATCGTCGATACCCTCATCGTCAAGAGAGGCCGTCGCAATCACGCCGTTCCGGTTGCTGGTGCGATAGAGCTGCCGGCTGCCGACCTTTCTTTAGATCCATATATCTTAGGCGCATGGCTCGGCGACGGGACGGCCATAAGTGGTGGGTTTACTGGCGTGGATGACTTCATTTGGCGGGAGATAGAACGCGCGGGATTTGTCGTTACTCACGCAGCCGGAAAAGCTAGCGCTCATCACATCAGGGGACTCGTCCCATTCCTTCGTCGTCTTGGCGTCTTGGGCAATAAGCATGTTCCCCCGGCTTATCTCCGAGGTTCTATGGCGCAGCGCTTGGCCCTTCTACAGGGCCTCATGGATACGGATGGCCACGCCGCACTTGATGGTGGGTGTGAGTTCGACAACACAAATCTTAGTCTCGCTGAGGCCGTTTATGAGTTGGTGGCTAGCCTCGGCATCAAGGCAACAATCAATGAAGGTGTGGCGACGCTTTATGGCCGTGCTCTTGGGCCGAGATGGCGCGTTAAGTTCACGACCGATGTCCCGGTTTTCCGGCTTCCGCGTAAACGTGCGAGGCAAAAAGCAAAGGTGCGTCAAGTCGCAAGATTTCGTTACATCCGCGAGGCGATCGAGGTGGACCCGGTTCCCATGCGGTGCATCTCTGTAGACAGTCCGACTAGGCTATATTTATGTACGAAATCATTTATCCCGACTCATAACAGCCAGTTAATACTTGGGCTTGCTTTCTGCGAACACAAGCGGTCGCTTATCATGCGACAGGAATTCTCTGCATTAACAACGCTCACACAGCAGGCGATCAAGATAAACGGGACGAAGCAAGGGTATAATGGGTCAAACCCTCCTAGTATAAAGACGTCTGATGGAAGATTTATTCAGTTTAGTGGAGAACAGATTGAAAAGTTCCAAGGTGCAGATTTCGATTTAAAGGGGTTCGATGAGGCCGTACATCTCTCCGAGGAAACCATTCGTCTTAACCTCGGGTGGCTCCGTACTGCGGAGATCGGGCAGCGCACGCGAGCCGTTTTGGCCACAAATCCGCCGACGGACTCCAGGGGCGACTGGATAATTCCTATGTTCGGCCCGTGGCTTGACATCAACCATCCAAATCCGGCCCAGCCAGGCGAATTGCGATGGGTTGCCGTCGACCCGGACGGCCGGGATTTTTGGACCGAGGGGCCAGAACCATACCTATTTCCTGGCGAACGAATTCCGGTCATCCCGAAATCAAGAACGTTCATCCCAGCCAAGCTCTCTGAGAATCCTTATTACGTACAGAGCGGCTATCAGAAAGAACTCGACGCTCTTCCAGAGCCGTATCGCTCTGCCTACCGCGACGGCAACTTCATGGCCGCGAGGAGCGATCAGGATAATCAAGTCATCCCCACTCAGTGGGTGCTCGAGGCACAAAAGCGCTGGAAGAAATCCGGGGGCGCCGAATTGATGATGAGCGCTATGGGCATTGACGTCGGGCAGGGCGGGATCGATCGCATAGTAATCGCTCGCCGGCATGGGGAATGGTATGCGCCACTGATTGTTGTCTCCGGCAAGGATGCGCCGGACGGTTCTAAACAGGCGGCGCTGATTGTCGAAAATCGTCGCGATGGCTGTAGTGTGATTGTTGATGTCGGCGGCGGCTATGGCGGTGACTGTGTCGGGCGCCTCCAAGATAACAAGATCACGCCGGTTCGCTTCAACGGCTCTAGCGGCTCAACCAGTCGGGCCAAGGATGGCTCCGGCCGCCTCTTCGAGAATCGGCGCGCTGAGGCATGGTGGCGCTTCCGCGAGGCGCTTAATCCTGATCAGGCCGGCGGCTCAATCATTGCCCTCCCAGATGATTCAGAACTGCGGTCCGAATTGACCGCACCAACCTTCAAAAGCGAAATGCTGAAGATCCAAATCGAGGATAAGAAGGACATTAAAAAGAGGTTAGGCCATTCCCCGGACAAAGCCGACGCCGTGGTGATGGCCTGGGCGCCGGGCGAGACTGCGATTCGCCGCCAGCGCTATTCTGGCTTTGGCGGTCCAGTTGAAATGCCGTCGCGAACAAACTTGGGATATTCCGATATGAAGAAGAGGATTTGACATGGCCGACGAGCGCTATCCTCACCAGCGAATGGTTGAACCTGTTCCAGCGCCTAGCCGCAATGAGGCAAAAGATGGTAAGCCATCTTCTGAAATGGAGAAGGAAGTGAACCTCGCGTTGCTCGAGGCCGACATTGCGGAGAAAGACCGCAAGCATGGCGATCGAACCAATGTGGCGTATCAATGGATCAAATATCCATTTCGGAGATAGTCATGGCCAATCTCTTCAAGCCGCCGAGCCCGCCGCAGGTTGCCGTTGCGCCGCCGATGCCCGATGCGAACTCGCCATCCGTCCTCGAGGCGCAGAACCAGGCCGCCGCGGCCGCGATGGCGCGCGCCGGGCGGGCGTCGACAATAATCGGGGCTCAAAGCAAGAATGCGCCCAGCCAAGCGCCGGTGGCGCAGGATGCTTACGCGGCGACTCGCTTGGGTGCGTCACAATAGGGGTTTCCGTGGCTCATCCGCACCTCATTGACATGACGGGGACGAAAGTCGGCCGCCTAACCGTGTTTGGGCGCGCTGGGAATCATCCCAGCGGCGGTGCGACTTGGTGGTGCGATTGTGAATGCGGCAAAATGGTTGAAGTGCGCGGCGCAGACCTGAGGAATGAGAACGTGCGCTCTTGCGGGTGTTTGCATATCGAGCAGGCCACCCAGCATCAGCGCGCGGTTTTGACGCCGAAGGCCATCAAGCACGGGGCCTACCGGACACCGGAATACCAGCTCTGGGCGAATATGAAGGATCGCTGCAATAATCCTAATAACAAGAATTTCAGCCACTATGGCGGCCGCGGCGTCAGAGTTTGTCCGCAATGGGAAAGTTCCTTCGAGGTATTTCTTGCGGACATGGGCCCGCGCCCATCCTCCAAGCATTCGGTAGACCGCTACCCGGATAAGAATGGCGATTATCAACCAGGGAATGTCCGGTGGGCGACTCAGATTGAGCAGGCTAACAATAAGCGCAATACCAGAAAGACAGTATTCAGGGGCAACGAGATGACCTGGGCTGAGGCTTATAGGCTCGCCTCGCCAGCTTTTTCCTATCAGACATTTTGCTCCCGCATGGTGAGCGGGTGGCCCGTGGAGAAGGCGTTGTCATGAGGCAGCGCGCGCATGAGTTGATCGCGATTGGGGACGATCTATTTAATCGCCGACAGGCCATTAATAGCCTGTGGCAGGCTACTGCTGAACAGTTCTACGCGGAAAGAGCCGACTACACTTATACTCGCAGTATAGGAATGGAATTTGCAAGTCACCTGATGACCGGCGTGCCAGCTATGGCCTCCCGTGACTTGGCGAACGCCATCTCTGCCATGCTTAGGCCTCCGGGTCAAACATGGTTTCATGCGAGGACTGATTCCGAACTAATTAATAAGGATACGCAATGCCGCCGCTGGTTGGATTGGGCGACGGAGATGATGCGTCAGGCCATGTACGACAATATGTCGGGCTGGTCCCGCGCGGCGAAGGAGGGAGATCGGGACTTCGTTACGATCGGCAATGCCTGCATCATGTTGCGGCCGAATGAAATCCATAACGGCTTGCTCTATCGCTGCATGCACATGCGGGATGTCGCCTGGTCAGAGGATCCGTCGGGCCAGATCGATACCGTCCATGTCAAGCGCAAGATCGCGCAATTAAATCTGATTAAGCTTTTTCCGAAAACCGTCGATCAGAGGGTGAAGGACGGCGCCAAGAAGGATCCTCACACCGAAGTCCAATGTCGCCATATCGTCCTTCCGACGCGTGACTATGATAGTGTCACGCCGGCGACAGAGGATAATTCGACGCCGGAAGGCATAATGAGGCGCGGCAGAAAACTGCCCTTTACCTCGATTTGGATCGATGTCGATCACGAGACGATCCTTGAGGAAATCGGCCAGTGGCAGCTCGGCTACATCTGCCCGCGGTGGGAGACGGTCCCGGGCTTTGGCTACGGCTACTCGCCGCCGACGGTCATCAACATCGCTGATGCGCGCATGTTGCAGCAAATCACCCTGACGTTGCTCGAGGCTGGCCAGAAGGCCGTCGATCCGCCGTTGAAGGGCGTCTTCGAGGCGATCCAGGGCGGCGTCAACACATTCGCCGGCGGCATCACTTGGACAGATGCGGAATATGACGAGCGCACCGGCGCGGCGCTGGAGCCCTTGCTGGGCACCCATCCGGATCTCGGCTGGGGCGTCGATCGCGAGAAGCGCATTCAGGAAATCATCGCCCAAGGGCACTATCTCAATCAGATCAAGCTTCCCGACACGACTCATGCCCGCACGGCGTTCGAGGTGTCGAAATTGTGGGAAGAGTACATCCGCAACACGACGCCGCTCTTCGAGCCGCTACAAGTCGAGTACAACGGCGCGGTCTGCGATCGCACCTTCGAGCTCATGTTGCGGATGAACGCCTTCGGGGACCTCGGCTACATGCCGAAGAAGCTCCGGGGCATGAATGTCCGGTTTGTCTTCGAAACTCCGCTCACCATGGCCGCCTCGAGGGCCAATGTGCAGGCTTTCACCCAGGCCTTGCAGATTCTCCAGGGCGCGGTCGCGGTTGATCCAACGGTCTCGCACGACTTCAATCTCGACAATGCGTTCCGTGACGCGCTCGAGGGCGCCGCGGTGCCGGCAACCTGGATTGTGCCGAAGGAGCTGGCGAATCAGATGAAGGCGCAGTCGCGGCAGCAACTTGCCGCCCAGCAGCAAGGCCAGCAGGTTATGCAGGGCGCTAGCCAGGGCGCGGACGTTGCAGCCAAGATCGGCAATGCGGCGACGATGCTCCAGCAGGGCGGCATCTTACCGCCGCAACAAGCCCAACAGGGGGGAAGTATATGAGTCTGACCCAAGAGAAGATAAGGGAATTCGTCATCTATGACGAAGGGACTGGTGCGCTAGTTTGGCGACGGCGTGAGGAGACAAGTCAGTATTTGAAATCCTGGAATAAGAGATTTGCTGGTAGAGAAACCGGCAGCCTCGATAGGGAGGGTTATACTCAGACCGAGGTTTGCGGAAAATACTACCGCGTTCACCGGCTTATTTGGCTGTACGTCTATGGATCGTGGCCTAACGGACAGATCGATCATATCGACGGAGACCGTGCGAATAATCGCCTCGCCAACCTTCGCGAGGCCACGCCATCACACAACCGGCAAAACCTATCGGCTGTGACGACAAAAGAAAGTGGCTTAGTCGGCGTGACAAGAATGTCTCGAGGCGATAGGTGGCAGGCACGCATCGGCATTGACGGCATTTACCACTATCTCGGTAGCTTCGAGTGTCCAGATGAGGCGCATGCCGCCTACCTCAAGGCGAAAGCGAGATTGCACGTTTTTCAGCCAGCGCCGCGACAGTAATCAATGGCAATCCGTTCTATCCCTCCCCGCGCGCCGTCTATCGCTCCCTATTTACCGCCAAAGGTCAGCAAGGCTGTCGCTTATGCTACAAAGGCTGTCGCCGGCGGCACGGCGGATGCAAACCAGCAGCAGCTCTTCATGACGTGGCTGATCGAAGAGGCGTCGAGGGCGCACGATATGTCTTACAGGCCTGCCCACCTCGGCGGCCAAAGCGATACTGACTTTGCCGAGGGCAAGCGCTATGTCGGTTTGAGCGTCATCAGGCTCGTGCGCATGGCTCCGGCCGATATTGACGAGCTTGAGGCTGAGAAACGCGTCAAGGGAATCCCCACCGCCCCGGCTGGGATGGGCGAGGATGACGAGATCAGGAACACCTGAAGGAGAAGAAAATGGCAGAGGCAATCGAAGGGCGTCCCGGCGAACAGCCGGCTCCCGTTAACCCAATGGATGGAGGCGCGCCGCCGTCGTCGCCGCCGCCGCCTGATCCGACACCTCCTGCGCCGCCTGCGACTCCCCCTGCGCCCACTCCGCCTACTGGAGGGCCAACTCCGACGCCCGAGCCGGCTGCCCCGCCAGTAACCGGCCCAGGGCCGCCGCCACTACCGCCCGAGCCGCCAAAGAAGACGCTCGCCACGACGCCGCCTGATCCGAACGCGCCGCCGCCGGCGGTTCCGGCCGACTGGCCCGCCGACTGGCGCGAGAAAATGGCCTCCACGATCGGCGGCCCGGACACCAAGACGATCCTCGAGCGCCTCAAGCGCTTCGATTCGCCAGCCGACGTCGTCAAGTCGTGGCGCGCGCTCGAATCGCGCCTGTCGTCCGGCGATTTGAAGAAGGCCCTCCCCAACAACTACACCCCGGAGGAGCTACAGGAATACCGGAAGTCTCATGGCATCCCGGACACCCCTGACGGCTATTCGACGGATATCGGCGGCGGCTGGGTTTGGGGCGACAATGACAAGGACACGCTGAAGTCTTTCACGACATTCGCGCATGAAAACAACATGCCGCCGAATATCGTGCAGGACGCGCTGCGTTGGTTTGCCCAGGAGCAACAGCAATCCGTCGATCGCCTGGCGAATCAGGATGTAACCGACACCCAGCGCGGCGAGGCCGATCTGCGCGCCAAGTGGGGTGCGGAATTTCAGAAGCGCTACACCGCGGCGCAGAACTACCTCGCGGGCTCCGGCCTCTGGAACGAAATCATCGAGGCTCGCGGCCGCGATGGTAAGCTGATCGGCAACCGGACGGATTTCATGGAAATGATCGCCCAGATGGGCCTCGCGGCCAATCCATGGGGCGCTCTCGTTCTCCCGGACAATGCGGATCCGGCGAAGTCCGTCGATGATCGTGTCGCCGAGCTCGACAAGATGATGCGCGACAAGGGCAGCGAATACTGGCGCGGCCCCAAGTCTCCCGCCATCCAGCAGGAGTATCGCGATCTCATCGACGCCCAGATTAAAATGGGCAAGAGGCCGGTTGCGGCTTAATGAGGCCAATGCTGTAATTGGAGGCGGCGTTCACACGCCGCCTCCTTTCATTTGGAGAGGAAAATGACACCCAATCAGCTACGCGAAGCCGCCGTTAAGATTTTCGGGACGCGGTATCGATCATCCCTCCCCCGAGCGATCGGGAAAAGTAGATACCAAACGTGGCGATATTTGAATGGAACCACCGAGATACCGAAATTAGTGGAGATAGTCGTCAAGAGCTGGCTCGAGCATGGAATCTCCAAAGATATTGCAGCATGAAACATTTCGCTTGATTTAGTCCATTTGACAGTCTACAGAGCGCCGCTATCTTGAATGCGCTGTTTGACACCTGTGAATCGCTAACGTTAACGCGGCTCGCCCGAAAAGAGGCTGGCCGTGTGTAGAAGCTTGCCGCTTAAACTTTGATGGTGAAGCCCGGTCCTGTAAACCGGCGGAACGGTGTTCGAGTCACCGAAGCGGCCCCATATTTGCTGCCTTAGCTCATCAGGTAGAGCGCCGCTCTCGTAAGGCGGAGGCGCCCGGATCATGGCCGGGAGGCAGCTCCAGTTTCGCCCTTGTCCTTCAACGACAGGAGAGCGCTTTGGTATAGCGTCAATCGAGGTTTGATTCCTCGCAGGGGCACCATCTTTGGCGCTGTAGCCCAATTGGTAGAGGCATCTCGCTCAGACCGAGAAGGATCCGAGTTCGAATCTCGGCAGCGCTACGCGGGTGTAGGCAAATCGGCAAAGCCGCCTGCCTCAAAATCAGGTGTTTCGAGATTCGAGTTCTCGCATCCGCACCAAATTCGGCCGCCTAGGCCAACGGTAGAGTCGGGAGATTTAAATCCTCCTTCAGTGCGCGTTCGAATCGCGCGGCGGCTACGGGCGGTTAGCTCAGAGGAAGAGCGGGGGTCCTACAAACCTCAGGTCGGGATTTCGAAATTCTCACCGCCTACCATTCACGGTCACGTAGCTCAGTGGCAGAGCCGGCGCTCGATAAGCGTCTGACGCGAGTTCGATTCTCGACGTGACTTCCAATAAGGGAAGGTTCCAGCCATGTGCGAATATCTCAAACGGGTTCTCTGGACCCGTGACCGGAGTAGGCCGATCGGCCCTGACTTTTAATCAGGTGTGGACTTCGGTCCACCATCGCGAGTTCGAATCTCGCCGGGTTCTCCACTTGGACCGGTAGTCAAGCGGCCAACGACAAGAGACTCTTAATCTCTCGACGAAAGTCTTCGGGAGTTCGAATCTCCCCCGGTTCGCCAACACGGCGTCGTACCCCAAAGGCAGAGGGAGAGCGTTGAGAACGCTTTCAGTGGACGTTCAAGTCGTCCCGACGCCACCAGTCGGGTCCGTTACGCATCCGGTGAAGCGATCCGCCTGTCGAGCGGATGAGGCGGGATCGTCCCCCGCACGGACCGCCATCAGGGAGTAGCTTAGCCAGGCGAAAGCGCATGCCTCGGGCGCATGAGACCGGGAGTTCAAATCTCCCCTCCCTGACCAGTTAGTCGCAGCAGCAGGAGAAGCAGAATGTTAACGGTAAAGCATGTGGATATAGGCGGTCACGAAAGCATAACGCTGGCGGAGACCGTCATTTTCGATCCCGCGGTGGGAAAGGACAATGAGTACCCCGCCGGACAAGTTGTCGCCTTTGGCGTGCCAGCGCCGATATCGGACGGCTGTAACCGCTACTCTAGCGGGCGAGTCTTTGTCATGAATGATTTTGGCAAGACCGTCGCTGTCTATCGGCTACTCGAAACTCGTTAGCCGCGAGCCCGAAAAGTGGAGGGTACCCGCTCATAACGGGTCGATTAGCGGGCTCACCCAGCCCGCCGCGGCCACCAGTGAGACGTCCCATGCGCACTATTATCAAGTACGTCGAGCGTGCCGATGATCTGCCGCTCCTCCAATTCTATATTCACGGCGCTCCCCATCGTCGGATGCACCATCAGACGATTGAGGCCTATCGGAAGGAGCTAGTCGAAGCGGCGCAGAAGGAAAAGATCGTCATCCCGATCAAGCATCCGGTTGCGGTATCGGTCCTCTTCATTGATCCTACTTCCATTGACCTCGATAATCTCTTGACTGCCTTGTGGAGAGCAATGGATGGCAAGGATCATAGGAAGCCGACGGTACTTGCCGACGATGGCTTAATCCACTGGATCGAGAGGACCGGCAAGTACTACCCGCAAGACAAGAAAAAATAGGTTCTCCTAGCTCAATGGATAGAGCGCCGCCCTCCGAAGGCGGGAGATGGCAGTTCAAGTCTGCCGGAGAACGCCAACATGGATGACTAACCGGCCAGGGGCCGGCGCCGTTTTGAACACGGAAGGACGGGAAACCGGATCGATACGGCGCCCGCAACATTTCGCAGAGCCGGGAAACGCGTGACAGTTAACCCTGTTCGCCATGAGCCCATCAGGACATGGTGCTGGGAAGGCCGTCGTCGGCCGCTGTCAGACCCAGAGACCCGTGTGCTGAGGTACGCGCTGTAATGCACGGCGCTCTGCGAAACCATTTCGGGAGACGCAAATAAGACGGGCCGGTGCCCGTGCCTGACTGTAAATCAGGTCCCTATGCGGCGAGGTGTTCAACTCATCCCGTCTCCCACCATTCTGCGGGTATAGCTCGAAGGTCGAGCAACAGCATGCCATGCTGAAGGCGGGGCTTCGATTGCCCCTACCCGCTCCACAAGTACAACAAGGCTCGCCGCCTCAACAAGCACTTGGCCCGGTGGCCTCGTGATCTTTGCGCCAAGGAAGCCCTTGCGCGTTGCTATCTCGTCATCCGGCCTCAAGCCGGGTGACTTCTGCGCGATAAGTTGATCTGGTGATAACGCTGCGCTGAAGACGCAGAGAGCGAGGTTCGAAACCTCGATCGCGCACCATCAATCGGGGGACGTGCAGGGCACAGCGAACTCTTGCAAAGTTCGCGAGCCCGGATCGTTACCGGGGTCCTCCACCAATTCCTAGTCAAGCCAAGCAAGGTGCAGGGCCGAAGCTGTTAACTTCTGTTTAGCGAGGTTCGATTCCTCGGACTAGGGCCAGCTTCTCCTTGCGGATTGTTCGAGTCTTGGCTAAGGTAGCCAAATGGCTATGGACTTATCCTCTGCTGCCGATGTGAATGATAATGGCCGTCTCCGGCGCAAATGGCTCGACAAAAGGAAGAACGCAAAGAAGAATGGAAACGCCTTTCTCCTCTCATTCGAGGAATACGCAGACCTTCTTCGGGAAGCTGGAATTGTTTCGTCTACAGTCGGGCCTAGTGGCTATCATCTAGCCCGGTATGGCGATAAAGGACCCTATGCGATTGGAAATTGCCGGTTTGTCCCTTACATCGTCAATGCTCGAGAAAGGGTTGTTGATGGTGGCGCCGTATCGCGGGGCCTCATTGCCTATTATGCGACGCATCCGGGTTCTTTCACCGGTATATCTCATAAAGATAGTACCAAAGCCCTTATCGGCGCAGCGAATTGTGTCAGTCAAGCGGGCGCTAGAAATTCCCAGTTCGGACGCGCATGGATCACCGATGGTAAAGTCAATAAAAAGATTGATACATCGGAACTATCGTTTTACCTCGATGCTGGATGGCGTCGGGGCCGTACGCTTCCATCGTCTATTGGATAGGACACCGCTCTCTCACAGCGGAAATCTCGGGTCAGTACCGAGTGGAAGCGCCATCCTCGCTTAGCCGGCCCTGGCTACGAACCAGTGGAACCGTAATGGAGCTGTAAATGGGAGTTCGACCCTCCCAGCGAGGTCCATGTCAACTGCGCGTAGCTCAATGGTAGAGCTCCGGCCCTGGAAGCCGGAGGGTGCAGGTTCGAGTCCTGCTGCGCAGACCAGTCCTCGTCCTCGCTGGGGGGTGGCGCAATTAGGCAGCGCAGCGCACTTTGAATGCGAAGGTTGGTGGTTCGATCCCACCCCCCCCAACCACGTATATGATCCCGGCTAGTTCAGCGATAGAACGCCGTGCTCTGGACACGGAGACTGAGGTTTGAATCCTCGGCTGGGAGCCAGCTACGGCGGCATGCCGAGAGCGTCTATCGGCCCCTCTGCAAAAGGGAGTAGCCGGGTTAAACTCCCGGTGCCGCCTCCACTTCGGTCGCATCAGCCAACAGGACAGGCCGGCGCCTTCTAAGCGCTGAATCGAAGTTCGAGCCTTCGTGCGATCTCCACTACTTCCGCGCACCGTAGGGCATGAGAGCCGTGGACACGGTGCGCTCTAAGAGCGCCTGATCGTCGTGCTCGAAGAAAGGACGATCGCCACTTCGGTCCAGAGGCGCTATTGGATGGCGCGCCCGTTTCCTAAACGGGAGGATGCGAGTTCGAGTCTCGCCTGGATCACCATTTGGAGATGACAAGCCGGGGGGATCCGGCGGCGGGTTGCTAACCCGAACGGGCCCGCAAGGGCTTGGGGATCGTATCCCCGTGTCTCCGCCATCTCGCGGGCTTGGGTCATTGGTTGATCGTCAGGCTTCCAACCTGTTCCAAGGGAGTTCGATTCTCCCAGCTCGCTCCATCCCCCCTTCGACTAACGATCAAGTCAACGCCCTTTCACGGCGTTAACGCGGGGTGAGCACCCGCAGGGGGGTCCAAACTATCTTTGGGAGAGTGACGAATGAACCTCTTTTGGCACCCAACTGGGCCTTCCCTCAGATACGAGAGGGGGGTTCTCTACATCTCTGACCTTAATCCAGAGATTCATACGAAGTGGCGTATGAGTCGATCGGAGATGTTTTGGCTTGGTATAAAATCACTTCTTTCGGCGATTCGTCCGGCGACGGCCGCGGTCTCATAAGCCGCGCAGGCGCGATCGACACGCGCATTCGCCTCCATGCAAGCGATGCTCGACGGCAATGAGCGGCGCGACTGTGAATCGCGAGGAGCCCGTCCGACTCGGGCCGCTTGTACCAATTTAGGGGTGAGCGTAGGACGCGGCCAGGTCTCCAAAACCTTCGTCAGAGGGATCGTTACCCTACACCCCTGCCATTTCGACGTTGGCGATTAACGGTGAAACTTCCCATCGCCCATGCTATGAATCAAACGGAGCCGCCGGTCGGTTGCACGGCCTGCGGCTCCTAACCCTTGACCCGTAGCACCCGAGCCATGGCTGACGAGAACGATAGCACACCGCCGCCAGCGCGCCCAAGCGCCGAGCAAGTCCGGCAACTCCTAAATTATGAGCCCGACACTGGGCGCCTCGTCTGGCGTGTCACGAGCGGGCGCGCGATAGCGGGCCGGGAGGCTGGGGGCATCTCCAAGGATATCGGCTATCGCCGGATCCGGCTCCTGAAGTCGGGAATCTTCCTCACACATCATCTTGTCTGGCTAATCCTCAAGGGAGAATGGCCTAAGCGGTTGGATCACATTGACGGCGACCGGTTAAACAACCGAATCGAGAACCTGCGCGAGTGCACGCAGAGCCAGAACTTGGCGAACACCGGGAAGCTCTCAACGAACACGAGCGGGATCAAGGGCGTAAACTGGCACAAGGCAAGTCAGCGCTGGCTCGCGCAGATCAAAGTTAGGGGCAAGCAGCGGCATCTTGGCGTCTTCAAAACGAAGGAAGAGGCCGGCGTTGTTTATGCTGCCGCAGCGAAGGAGGCATTTGGTGATTTCGCCAGGACCGAAGACTTTATCGCGCCAGCGCCCATCGCGGCCACCGATTACGCGAAGCCGAAAGGATACCGGCCGACCGTTGAGGAGCTTCGGGAGACCTTTGAATATGTTCCAGACACCGGCGAACTTCGATGGAGGATGGCTCTAAGTTTCCGAGGGCCCATCGGAAGTATTGCTGGGCAGATTAAGGCCGATGGCTACCGCCGATTAGGCCTATTCGGCCGCCAATATTATGCACATGTTGTCATCTGGGCGATGGTCACTGGCTCGTGGCCGGTTCTCGTGATCCACCATGTTGATGCGAATCGCTCAAACAACCGTTGGGCCAACCTGCAAGAAATAACCCAAGCAGAGAACGTGCAGGCCGCTTATCGCCGTATGCGACGCTGATCCTTTACTTTTTCAGAAAACGGTCTATTAGTGGCGTCGTCAGAGATGACGCTACGCCATATGTGCTGGCAACCCTCTTCTGAGGCCCAGAAACAGCCGACGCAGCAAGCCGACGTGTAGGCCCTTCAATTACAGTATTCGGCCCCGACGAGGGCAACCCGAATAAGTATAGCGAAGGCAACCCGAAGCAGGCGGACAGTATAGGTCCTCTAATTCGGGATTAATACTATGTCGGATACTGCATTTCAGATCCAGTACAGACAAGAGTTCATCGCCGGCTTCGAAGTTGGCGTGTCTCTTCTTCGCAATACTGTGGTGACGGAAGCCGTCATCAAGGGCAACCAGGCGACATTCCTCGTTGCCGACTCCGGCGGCGCTGTCGCTCAGACCCGCGGCGTGAACGGTCTCATCCCGTCCCGCACCGATGACCTCAACCAGTATACGGCGACCTTGATCGAACAGCATGACCTCGTGCAGCGCACGGGCTTCAACCTGTTCGCATCGCAGGGCGACGGCAAGCGGATCATGCAAGAGACCTCGATGAAGGTCATCAACCGCACGATCGACTTGGACATCCTCTCGGCGCTTTCCGCCGCCACCCAGGCGATTGGCCCTCCCGGCGCCACGGCCAGCCAGTCCATGGTTTCCCGCGCGATGACGAAGCTGGGCAACCAGGCGGTCGCAGTCGACGAAATCGACAATATGTTCTTCGTCGTCAGCCCTGGCTTTATGGGCTACCTCTATCAGGTGAAGGAATTCACCAACGTCTTCTACGTTGACGTCAAGCAGTTGACGGAAACCCAGCCGAATGTCGGCGCCACCGCGAACCGTCGCGTGATGCGCTGGATGGGCTTCAACTGGATCGTCAGCGCTCTCGTCACCGGCCTCGGCACGAATGCCGAGCTCTGCTACGCCTATCACCGGAATGCGATCGGCCACGCCGTCAACTCCGGCGAGATCATGGCGATGGCCGACTACCACCGCCGGCAGGATTACTCGTGGGCTCGCACTTCGGTCTACATGGGCTCCAAGCTCCTGCAGACGAAGGGTGTGGTTCAGGTCTATCACGACGCTTCGGCGATCAGCTAAGGCCCGGAAGAGAGGATCACAGCAATGGCTTACTCCGGCACTGGCCTTTCCAGGATCACCCAGACGATCGAGGGCGGCTTCGGTCTCTATGTGCTCTACACCACCGACTCAATCGCGGCGGTGCTGGGAGCCAACTACATCACCGACCTCAACCGCGGCTTGGCGGCAGGCGATATCGTGTTTGCCCTCTGCGGCGCAACGAACCCATCCGGCCAGATTTGGCAGGGCGGCGACATGGTGATTACCTTCGTGTCCGCGGTCAGCGCCACGGGTGTCACGCTCAGCCCGTCGGGCGGCAGCTCGCAGAGAACGAAGTATACTACCGCGGCCCTTACGGCTGGCACCCTGACTGCGGCCCAGATTGCTGGAGCGGATACCGTTTATCTCAGCAACAGCGGCGCAACTCCTGGCGCGCAGACCCTTCCGGCGGCGTCGGTTCTCTTTGCCGCGCAGCCCGGAGCGCAGACCGGCGATTCCTACGTCCTCCGGATTATCAACACCGGCGCCGGCACCTTGACGGTGACGGACGACGTCGGCGCGACGATCACGCTCAGCGGCCACGTTGCGATCACGACGAACACCTTTGTCGATTACCTGATCACCTTCACGTCACCCACCACGGCGACGATGACTTCGATCGGCTCGGGCGTTTCCCCGTAATAGCGAGACCCCTCCCGCACGGCCTCCAGCGGGCGGGCACACTAGGCGGCGACCTTCGGGTCGCCGCTTTTTGTTTTTCCCAACATCTGGTAGGACTCCGGATGGGGCCGCCCATTAGGAGTGATCATGGCTATCGATACATTGGACCGTCCGCAGCCCGCCACACCTCCAGCGCCCGCCCCTATGCCGCCGCCGGTGGCAAGGAAATTCGAGCCGCTGCCGGAATTCCACTTCCACCTCCGCGAGGTAAAGCAGAACGAGTGGCTGGCTGTCGTTTTCAAGGAAGTTTCGATCGAGGACGTCCTTCGGCGCGACTTCTGGACGCATGTGGCGCACAAGTTGCGCTTCCCGGACAAGATCATCGTCGTGCGTGAGGACAAGGGCTTCTATCTCGAGCTCGTCGTCTTCTCATCCTACGGAACCAGTGTTGACGTGCGCCCGCTTTGCGATCCGATCACGGTTGGCGATCACATGCCGCTCGTTAAGCCGGAGGAGGACTATTACATCGCCGACGGCGGCGAAATCCGCGGCTGGCAGGTCATCCGCCGGAAGGACAACAAGGTGATCAAGGGCGACGGCAAGCTGCGCAGCGAGTCAGAGGCCATGAAGTGGATGTCGGATTGGCTCAAGGCCACAGGGAAGAGGTGAGGGTCAATGGGCGCCTCGCAGCTCGGTATCTTTAATGCAGCACTTCGATTCGTCGAAGAACGCAAACTTGCGTCTTTGACGGAGCAGCGCGAACCACTCCGTTACCTCTTGGACGAATGGCAGAATGCTGTCGATTGGTGCCTCTATCAAGGCTATTGGCGGTTTGCGATTCGCGAACAGCAAGTCAATAACGACGCCAGCCAGTCGCCGGCCTTCGGCTACGAGTTCTGCTTTACTAAGCCAGCGGACTGGATCCAGACGTACCAGATTGCGGACAACGAGAGTTTCAACCCGCTGATCCGCAATCTCGAGGATATGAACAACGTCTGGTATACGGACATTTCGCCGATCTATGTGAAATACGTCTCTAGTGATCCAAACTACGGTTGGAATCTTGGCTTGTGGACGCCCGGTTTCAGCGAATTCGTGGCGGCCTACCTCGCGTGGCTGATCGCCCCACGTATCAAACAGGCCAAGGATAAGGTCGATACCCTTGAGAAGCTCGTGAAGCGCAAGAAGATTGAGGGGCAGTCGACGGATGCGTTCAGCCTTCCTCCGGGGGAATTTCCGTACGACACATGGGTTACAAGTCGTGCGCCAAGAGGTTCTATACTTCCGTACGGATTCCGCGACTAGCCTTCCTCATGGGGACAGTAACCGCTCTCTCTATCGGCCAGTTCTTCTTGAACAGCCGGTATTTAAGCGCTGTGCGGCTAATGCCGGACATGCGAACCAACTCCGCTAGCGTAACTCTCTTGCCATCAATCGTGAGCCGTCGGTTGGATGACATATTGTTCTGTTGCTCGCGGCGCGTCGCCCATCGACAATTGCCCGGTTCATAGTTGCCCTCGCGATTCGGGTAGCGATCGATTGTGTAGTAATCATCGCTCGGTCGCTCACCCATGTCGCGGAGAAAGCATTCGAACCCAGTCTTGCCGTCTTCTCCGTCTTTCCAGCTAGCGCATACCGAAATGCCGACAGCGCCGTATCGTGCGTAATCTGGATGGTTCGGATAAGTGCAGCGATAAATCATCGCCTGCCACGAAATGCGCGTGGGGGAAGTTTTAGCACCGCGGAAATGTCCATGCGTCATATTCCCATGCGAACACCCACACGAACGCGCGCGCCCTTTGATGAGCTGATCATGCGACACACTCTTTTCTTTGCCGCACCCGCAACGGCAAATCCAGGAACCCCGCCATCCCTCGACTTCTCGACGGATGAGGGTGAAATGATTTACAACTGAGCCGGGTTCAAGCTTGGCCATTAGATCCTCCATGTGATTCGCTAGGACGCTATCGCTGGAAAGTGTAGGGAGTAAGGCAAATAGCCCGGCAGGATCAATTATTAATGGCCCTAAACAGAGGCGAAGTTTCGCCTCTGGCTCTCGCGCGCACGGACCTTGAGAAGCTGCGCCTCGCTGCGCAGTCGATGGTTAACTGGATGCCGCGCACTGTTGGGCCGATGACCTTCCGGCCAGGCACGGAGTTCATCGGCGAAGTTCTCAACGATCTGCCGTGCGAATACATTGAATTCGTCGCCGCCTTCGCCGATACGGCTCTTCTTGAGCTCACCAACAACACGATGCGGGTTTGGATCAACGAGGCGCTGATGACGCGCCTTGCTGTCGGAACCATCATCCCGGCCTTCGGCGGATCCTGGGCGCTGACGGCAACCGGCACGGCGACGGCCTCCGTCGGCGGCGGCAATCTCACCTTCGGCGCCGTCAATGCCGGCGCTCTTGCGACTGCGATTGCAACTGTCTCGGTGGCTGCGCCGGATCGGGCGACGGAACATGCATTGCGAATCGTGGTGGAGAATGGGCCGGTCAACTTCCAGATCGGGAGCACCTCGGGCGGCGTGGATCTCTTTCCCGTCGAGACACTGGATGCTGGGATCTACTCGCTCGCCTTCACGCCGGGCGCCGGCACGGCGACGATTTACATCCAGTTCTCATCGACGTCGTCCGCTGAGAATTACAATACAACCTCGAAGACGCAGCCAACCGCCCTCCAACAAGTCCAGGTGACTTCGATTGCCCTTGAGGCGCCCGGCGTTTTCAACATCCCGGCGCCATGGCCGCAGAGCGTCCTGGGGTGGGATGGCGCCAAGGTGCAGCCGTCCCAGCTTCGCCATACCCAATCAGGCGACGTCATCTATGTCGCCTGCGCCGGCTATCCACAGTACGAGATTGTGCGCCTTAACGGGCCGCACTCATGGGCGATTGTCAATTACCGGCCGGTCAAGGGGCCAATGGCGCCCTTTGCTGCGCAGCCCGCCATCTCGATCACCCCGAGCTCGCTCAATGGCAACATCACCCTCACGGCGAGTTCCGCGCTCTTTAAGACGCAGGATGTCGGAACGCTCTGGCGGCTGTTTCAGAACGGCCAGAATGTCGATCAAACCCTGTCGTCCGTCGACACGTACACCGATACCGTCCAAGTTGAGGGCGTCTCCAGCTATTCGAACATCAATGGCGGCGGCATGGTTGTCGACGCTAATTGCACGGACCGCGATCTTTATATCACCACCACCGGGACTTGGGTGGGAACTCTATCTCTCCAGCGATCATTCGAAGGGCCTACCTCTGGCTTCACCGATTATCAGAAGTACACATCTAACCAAACCGCAACGCTCGTCCGCGACGGCCTCAATAATGAGATCATCTGGTATCGGCTTGGCTTCGAGTCCGGCAACTATACGAGCGGGAGCGTTCTGTGCGGACTCAACTATGCCGGCGGCGGCGGATATGGAGTTGCTCACATCACGGGCTACGTGAGCAACACGGTTGTTAACGCCGAGGTGCTCGTTCCCTTCTATGATATCTCGGCGACAAACGACTGGCGGCAGTCGGAATGGTCTAACTTTGAAGGCTGGCCCACTGCAACCGAGCTCCACGAAGGACGGCTCTGGTGGAGTGGCGCGGATCGCTGGTGGGGATCGTCGTCGAACGATTACACCAACTTTGACTGGGATGCGATTGGCGAGGCGGCGCTGATTGATCAGTCGATCGGCAAAGGGCCGATTGCCAACATCAATTGGATGCTGTCGCTCGATCACTTGCTCGCTGGGGCTGACACTTCAATCATCGCGGCTCTCTCGGACGCCATCAACTCGCCCTTGACGCCGACAAACTTCAACTTGAAGCAATCGGTGACGAATGGCGCGTTTCCGATCCAGGCCTACCGCGTCGATCAGCGAGCGATCTATATCGATCAGTCTGGCGCGCGGCTTTATCAGCTTATCTACGACATCGGGCTCTATAATTATCGGCCGTCCGACTTGACGCGGTTCAACCGAGAGATTGGCCTGCCCGGCTTTATCGCCATGCGAGTGCAGCGCCAGCCGGATACACGTATCAACATGGTGCGCGCCGATGGCGTCCTTGTCTCGTTCGTCTTCGACATTGAGGACGAGGTGGAGGCCTTCTGGAAGGTGCAGACGCCGAATGGCGTCATCGAGAAGATCATGGTGTTGCCGGGAGCAATCGAGGATCAGGTCTATGTTGTCGTGAATCGCCAAATCGGCGGCGTCACCAAGCGCTATCTCGAGAAGTTCGCCCGTATCGATGAATGCCTCGGCGCGGCGATCAACAAGAATGTCGACGCCATGCTTGTTTATGGGCCGAACGGTCCGGCGGCGGCGACGAATATTCTCTCCGGCTTTAACCACCTCGTTGGCCAGACGGTCTCGATTTGGGGCAATACGGGCACGGTGATCGACGATCTTGGTACGGCTGTCGTCAGCAATACGGGCACGGTGACGATTCCGAACAATCAGTTCAACGAGGAAGTGACCGTTGTGCAGGCGGTTGTGGGCTTGCCGTACTCCAGCGAATTCATCTCCGCCAAGTTGGCCTATGCGGCGCAGATGGGATCGGCAATCAACCAGGTGAAGCGCGTCGATCACATCGGGTTTGTTCTCGCGTCAACGCACTATCAGGGTATTAAGTACGGCAAATATACGCCAACCGATCCTACTGTCACGGTGAGCGGCCTCTTTAGCGTGCCAGAAGTGCTGGACGCATTGCCGCAAGTCGAGGACGGCGCCGTCACTCCGCCCGGCACGATTTGGCAGCAGTACGACAAGAAGGCGATGGAGTTCCCTGGTGACGCCGATACGGATGTCAGGCTCTACATTCAGGCTAGCTCGCCCAAGCCCGCAACGGTGGCGGCGATCAGCTTCCAGCTCGAGACGAGCAACTAAGGGAGGATACAATGACTCGGCCGAAGCCTCATGTGTTTTACATCTTTCAGTGCTGGTTCAGAACCAAATGGGATGGCCGGCTCGAAGCCTGCGGGCCGACACTACGCGCCGCCGAATGGCTCCCTGTACCGCCACTGAATACCGATGTGATCGTAGGAGTCTTGAAAGGTATGACTGTATCGCCGCTTCGCTTAGCGAAGCGCCCTTAGGGTGGAGGGTCCCTGGAAGGTCGTCGAACACATGCCGCCTCGACTCATTAGGTGGCTAAGTGGGAAAGGTCCAATTCACTCCAGCTACGCCGAGTGATTTCTTCGAATTCACTGGCGAGCTGCCACCAGCGCGTGTGCGCGCCTTCACGGCGCGTGTCGACGGGCGCATCATCGGCATTGGCGGCATCGGCCTCATGCCGGATGGAACCCGCGTCGCCTTCACCAATCTGAGCGAAGAGGCCCATAACTACCCTATTGCGCTGCACAAAGCGGCGCTTTTCACGCTGAAGACAGCGCGGGAAATGGGAGTGAAGCGCCTGGTGGCGACGACGGTCACGAATCACCCGGCAGCGGAGCGCTGGCTATTACGGCTGGGATTTGCGAAAAGAGTTATCAACGGGATAGGAGTTTTCATCCGTGACGACCGCTGAAACGCTTCGGACTTATATCGAATGGGCGCCGTCTCAAACGGCGCCGAAAGACGGCAGAAGGGTGCTCCTGTTCATCCCTGATTACAAGGAGCCCATTCAAATAGGCTATTATCAAAAGAGCGAAACGTTCGCGCATGGCAAGCTAACGCACAGCTTGGAATGCTGGCGTGCAGGGCCTTCGCTCTATTGGAACGATTTTCCGGAGCCGACTCATTGGGCGCCGCTGCCTTTTCCACCTAAAAAGAAGAAGAGGGCGCCATGAGCTTCCTTGAGCGCCTGCCGAGGCCCTGTTTCGATCCGCTGACGATTGGCTCTCTTGCGGTTTCGGCGATAGGCGCGGGTGTCGGCGCAATGGGCACGATGGCGGCGGGCCAATCAGCCAAGCAGCTCGGCCAATTCCAGCAAAAGGAATTCCTCCAGCAGGGCGAGGAAGCCGAGTCCGTCGGACAGCGCAAGATGCTCGAACAACAGCGCCAGGGCAATCTCGTCCAGTCGCAGTTGATCGCGCGCGCGGCAGGCTCCGGGGCGTCGGCTGATTCGCCGACGGTCATGAGTCTCTCGCGTCAGATCGCGGGCCGGAGCGAATACAGCTCCTTGATGGATCTCTGGGCTGGCCAGAACCAGCAGGCCGGATTGCTCAACCAGGGGAGCGGCGCGGCCTATTCCGGCGAGCTCACCGATTTCTCAAGCAAGTTCGGCGCGGCAGGCACGCTAGCCGGCGGATTGGGCTCAATGTTCCGCACCCTGTCATTCAAGGGTGGCGGCGTTGGGCTTCCGTTCTCCGGCGGCGGCACAGGGTTCGGTGGTGTTGGGCCAGGTGTCCAGCTTCCTGGCGGCGGCATTGGCTCAGATTACGCCGCAATCGGCGGCGGTTATTACTGAGGCTTGAAACGTGGTTCAGCTTCCTGGCCAAGATGCGATCGCCCCGCTTCCCGACAATCTTCCACGCCGTATTGGCGTCGGCGGGTGGCGGCCCGAGGTGCTCGAGCAAAATGCGCAGCAATTTGCGCACGGCTTCGAAACCTTGGGGATGGACATCGGGCTTTACGACGCCTCGCAGCAGCGGGCGCAGGACGCGCTTAGTCAGGCCAAGGCGAGGAGCGCGGCCGAGGTCAGCAATATCCAGACTCAGAATGACCTCGCCAATGAGACGGATCCAGCCAAGGCCGCTGGCTACATCCAGAAATTCCAGGGCAATGTAAACAGCGCCGCCTCCATGATCCCGGAGGGTCCGCAACGCGACAACTTCCTGACTGAACAGGCGCCGACTCTGGCGCGCTCAACCGTCGGCGTCTTCAACCATATCAATAACCTCAATAATAACCAGGACTTAGCGGACTTCACCAATAACGAGACGACGGCGATCAACGCGGCGCTCTCTACCCCGGATGACGCTCAGCGCGGCAGGGTGCTTGCGAACCTCCAGGCGCAAGGGCAGGCGCTTGTCGATAAGGGCGTGATGACGCCGGAGCAGTGGGCTCTCCGGCAGCAGAATGTTGCGAAAACCTACGGCATCACCTGGACTAAGAACGAAGCGCTCACCGCTGATCAAACCGGCGACACCTCGCGCATTCGCGCGATGCTGCCTAATTTCCTAACCTCGCCCGATGGGGCCGGCGGCGCAACGCCAGTGCCCAACGACTTGAATTGGGCCAAGGGCTCCGGATCATTCCAGGCCTATGGAGCGCAGAACGATCTGCCCCAGAAGGCCAATTTCCTGATGGGCGCCGCGGTATCGCGGCTCGGCGCGAGCCAGACAGGCGCCGCAGCGATTGTCGGCAATGCCGTCTCAGAGAGCGGCCTTTCAACGACAGTCGGCAATTGGAAGAACGAGGATTCGCACGGGCTCTTCCAATGGAATGACGCGGCAGGCGTACGGCGATGGAGTAAATTCCAGGAGTGGGCGACCTCCATCGATGCTGATCCCGGCAACCCAATGACGCAGTTGGCCTACGCCAAGGTTGAGGCAAGCCAAATGCGCGGCCCCAATGGCATGAGCGTTTGGCAGGCCGTCAATAGCGCGCCAACTGTCAAGGAAGCATCCGATATTTGGATGCGCTACTTCGAAGCGCCGAAAGATCAGGGCGCGGGCGCCAGCGCGGCAAGAGCGCGAGAGGCGATGGGCGCCTACCGCACTTACTCGACTGGACAGCCGAATGCCTTCGTCGGACTGCCGCCGCCGGCGCAGGTCGCCTCGCCGGACAGCGCAGCGGTGACGCAAGTCGACTTCAGCCCAACGAATCCACAGCCCATCCCGCCGCGCGCGCAATGGCCGGATGGCGCGGCCAGTGCGGCGCACACTTCCACCGGCGAGCTCGTCTATGTCGGCCATGACGGAACGCCGCTAGGCGGCCAGACCGGCGGCGGGACGCCAGCGAATGAGGGCGGCGCGGCCCCTCTCTCACCACCGAGAAGTCAGTGGCCGGATGGTGCAAAGGCCATCGTTCACCAGGGGGATGGATCGCTCGCCTATGTCATGTCGGATGGGACGCTCGAGCCTGTGCCTGGCTCCCGCGCGACGGGCTCGCCGGGCGCGATGGCGCCAACTAAGACAGGAACCATCCTCGATCACATACCCCCGCAAGAAAGAGCGGAACTCGGCATTTATCTCGCCAACGAGGCGACGCGGATCGAACGTCGCAATTACGAAGCCTCCAAGCAGCAGGTTACGCTAGCCAAGGAGTCAATGAAGGGAATCCAAAGCGATCTGGTGAATGGCCAGCCTGTTCCGGATCAGACGATAAACACTATCGTCGCGCCTCTCTTGCACCACCCCAATCCAGAGGTGAAGCAGATGGCGGCGAACATCATGAACATCCGCGATAACCTCGCGCACTTCAAAGGGCAAACCCCCGCCCAGGTCGAGGATGGCATTATCAATCAGCAAGCCGAATACAACCAGGCGGTCAAGGCCAACCCTGGCGATCCACTCAATGAGATGCGATTCCAGACCTTGCAGGCATCGAAGGCCTATCTGAAGGCATATCAGACGGACATCAGCAAGAATACGCTCGAGCGCGCGGTGCGCGAGGATGTGCTGCCGAACGGCCTCACGCCACTCAATCCGACTGATCCAAGTATCGTGCAGGAGTTCACCCAGCGCGCCGCGGAAGCGCAGAAGGTGGCTGATTTCTATCACCTGCCGGAGCCGGTCTATCTCACCCAGCAAGATCGCGTGCAGTTCAAGCGCATGGCGGCGGCAGGCGGCCAGCCGATGGCCGAACTTGCCGCCAACGCGGTGGCGGGTCTTGGCAGCCGGGCCGGGACGATGTTCAAGCAGATCGGCGGCGACGCGCCGGCCTTTGTCAGCCTGGGCCAGCTCATGCTCCAAGGCACGTCCAAGCAGAATATCGACGACATCGCTCACTATACGGCGGCGGCGAACGATAAAGAGGCCAAGCGCGATTTGCCGCGGATCACCGATTCCGTCCTCGCCCGCTCGAAGGCGGACGATCCGCTCGGCACGACGGGGAACACCAACAATCCATTGGAGGGATTCGGGCCGGACTATCAGGGCCGCATTCGTCAGACTGCCAACATTCTCGGTGGCGCCTGGTCCGCGCGGGACGGCAAGGATCCCAAGATTGATCTCGATACGAATTATTACACCACGGAGTGGTTCAACCGCGCCTACACCGCCGCGCTCGGCGGTGAGATGGTGAACGGCAAGCAGTACGGCGGCGTCGCGAATTATGGCGGCGGCAATTTCTTCTCGCCATCGACATG